GTTCTGGCTCAGGTTGTGGCTGAGGTTCAGGTTCGGGTTCTGGCTCAGGTTGTGGCTGAGGTTCAGGTTCGGGTTCTGGCTCAGGTTGTGGCTGAGGTTCAGGTTCGGGTTCTGGCTCGGGTTGTGGCACCGGTGGCATCGGCTCAGGTTCAGGCTCCGGCTCAGGTTGTGGCTGAGGTTCAGGTTCGGGTTCGGGTTGTGGCTGAGGTTCAGGTGCTGGATCAGCTTCTTCGCCTTCTTCAGACTCTTCGCTATCTTCAGATTCTTCGCTATCTTCAGCAGGATCGCCTTCTTCTGAATCTTCCTCGGACTCTTCTTCGGACTCTTCTGGCTCAGGTTCAGGTTCTGGCTCTGGCTCTGGCTCAGGTTCTGGCTCTGGTTCAGGCTCAGGTTCAGCTTGTACGATGTCTATATCTACTTCTCGTACTTCACCCTCTGAACTTAACCAATCGTCTATTGTTTCCCCGTACATATACACGGGGCGTCCATACTCATCGAACTCACCAAGAATGTCACCACCTGACAACAAACCTTGGTCTCGTAAATATCCTTCGACTGAATCGTCAATTTCTTCTTGTGTCGCGTCCGCATCTTCAAGGTCAAATATAGTTTCTGCTTGTTCTCTAGTTATAGACTTGTAATCGCCGTTTCTAGTAACTACAAAATAGTTATCGCCGTCACGGTTTATCGTGAACATAGCATCGGGATCAGCCCATCTACCTGTGGTCTCCCACTCGTAAACAAACTCAGGTGTCTCTGGTTGAGGTCTGTTTTCTAAGTAATTGTCGATCTGCTCATCATCAAAACCTGCACGTTGCATTAATTCTCGTGCAGTAGCATCGTCATAGTTGTTGTAGGTATTTGTGTCGAGAACTGACTCGTAATACCAACGATTAAACCCACCCGCATCTGCAATCTGTCCAGCTATATCACGAAGGGCGTCGTCATCTGCACCTTCGATTGCGTTATTTACAGCGGCTATAACACTTGCAGGAGTACCTTCAGGTAAACCTTGCTCTCCAATCATGATGTCAGAAAGCATTTCAAAAACGCTATCTTCTGTTAAGTCAGACGGTCTTTGATCTTCGTCTTCCGGTGGGGGTTCTAAGTCTGGTATTCGCCAATCTAAATCAGGGTTTGTTTCGTTCAGTAGATTAAGACCGTTTTCAAAAGCGTTTCTAAGAGTTTCTACGTTGTTAACCGCATCGAGGAACGCGCTACCGCTTTCAAATTCACCACCAGAGGCCATAGCTATTGCTTCGGCGAAGTCGTTAATACTTTCAAATGCACCCTGAGCCGCATCAGCGGCGATATTCATAATTACAGTGGCATCAGCACTACCAAGATCAAAACCTAATGCTTCAAGTAGCTCTACACCCGCAGTAAATACTGGACCTAATATTGTACCTGCGGCACCGATAAGACCGTTGATTCCTGTTTCGGCAACGCTTGCTACCCCATCTGTAATGGTATTAAGAATGTCCATATAAGACATCGTGGCTTCGCTTGTACCTATAAAACGAGGCCCATGTTCTTCTAACCATGCACTTATAGAATCAAGCGCACCATCGACTCCCAGTGCTTCGGCTATGTCTCCACCTGCGTCTGCTACCGCTTGGTTAAATAAGTCACCCAAACTACTCATGACAACACTTTGTAGGAAATCATCGGGATTGAAATCGCCCGTGATTGCACCTGTCATTACAGCGTTTCCAGTCGCCGAGCCTATTGCGGTTGCCGCCCATGCAGGTATACCGGCTGACGCTAAAACTGGTCCTAGAAGAGCGCCTCCTGCGGCACCTACACCCATCGAAATTGCGCCCATTACGACGCCTTTGAAAGCTCTTTGGAAGTTAGAATCTTCGCGTAGTTTCCACGAATATTTACCAAAATCGCCTAGACCTGCTTGGGCGTTGTCGTCGGTTTTTAGCTCCCAGTCAGCAAGATCAAGACCAAGCACACCCAAGACACCGTTGTAAGCACCGTTAAAACGGCCTAGGTTTCTTAGCTGAATTCTTCGTCTGTCATCAGGATCTGCTCTGAAAATAGAGTCGCCCCAATCAGAGGCGTTTTGAAGCATATGAAGCTCAACTAAGTCGTCAAAAGCATTGAGCGGGTTAGCAGAGCTGGGTCGTCGTCCGTAGAACGTTCTTTGCTCAAACCCTGCGTCGAGCATTTGAGCGTACGCTTGGTTAGCAACTTCGATGTAGTCAGTAAATGTCGGGCTGTTTTCTACAAGGTACCGATTTAAACCTGCAAAGTTTCTATCGTACGTGCGCCGCATACGCATACGACCCCTTTGCTGGGCACCAGTTACACGATCTTCTGGGTCTAAGCCGTAAACAGCACGAACCTCGTCTTTGACATCCATACCTGCAAATTCATGCCCTTCAGGATAAAAGTCAGAAGAAGAACGCCACTGTAAAACACGTGAACGTCTATCGTTAGGATTTGAAGACTGCCAATCACTTGGGATACCACTAATAACACCCGTATCATCACGCAATAATACGTCCCAGATATCTATGTCATCGTCGTCATCATCCGGCGCAGGTTCTGGAGCAGGTTCTGGCGCTGGCGCTGGCTCTGGCGCTGGCTCTGGCTCTGGTTCGCGCGGTGCCTGTTTCGTAGGCTCGCACTGTTTTGTTACCTCAGAATAGAAGTAACCTTCTGGACATCCTTTTGGCCCCCCTGTCGGCGGTGCTGGTTCAGGCTCAGATGTAGGAGGAAACGTTGTACCACCTTCTCTGGAGTCGTCCCCCGGCGCGGTGTCAGAATCATTTCTACGGGATTCTTCCTCTGCGGCACGTTGTCTTTCAGCCTCTTCTTCTGCCGCGCGTTGTCGAGCCGCTTCAGCTTCAGCTTCTTCGCGACGTCTAGCTTCCTCTTCTGCTACACGTCTAGCCTCTTCGGCACGGCGTTGTGCTTCCTCTGCGGCGGCACGTTCTGCTTCTTCTGCGGCACGTCTAGCCGCTTCTTCCTCTGCACGGATACGAGCTTCTTCTGCGGCGCGTTGTCTAGCGGCTTCTTCTGCCGCACGTTGGGCCGCTTCTTCTGCGGCACGGGCTTCTTCTGCACGCCTAGCGGCTTCTTCTGCGGCTATTCTTGCGGCTTCTTCTTGCTGTCTACGTTTCGCCTCTTCTGCCGCACGTTGCGCTTCTAATTCGGCTTGGCGTCGGGCCTCTTCTGCTTGGCGTCTAGCGGCTTCTTCTGCCGCACGCTGTCTAGCTTCTTCTTCGGCTCTACGTTGTTCTTCTGCTTGACGTCTAGCTTCTTCTATCGCACGTTGTCTAGCGGCGGCTTCAGCGGCGCGTTGAGCTTCCTCTGCACGGCGAATAGCCTCTGCCGCTTCTTGCTGGCGTCTAAGTTCTTCCGCTACACGTTGTCTTTCAGCTTCTTCTGCACGTTGTCTTTCAGCCTCTTCTGCCGCACGTTGTCTTTCAGCCTCTTCTGCACGGATACGAGCGGCTTCACGTTCAGCTTCAAGTCTCGCGGCTTCCTCTGCTTGCCGTTGAGCTTCTGCTTCTGCCTCTGCACGTAAACGAGCTTCTTCTTGAGCTTGACGTCGAGCTTCTTCTTGAGCTTCTCTACGTGCGCGTTCTTCTGCTTGACGTCGAGCTTCTTCCTGTGCGGCACGGATACGGGCGGCTTCGCGTTCAGCGGCTACCCTTGCGGCTTCTTCTGCCGCACGTTGACGCGCCTCTTCTTCTGCACGAAGTCTGGCGGCTTCTTCTTCCGCTCTCCTACGCTCCGCTTCTTCCTCAGCAATACGTCTGGCTTCTGCCGCACGCTGTGCTTCTAATTGCGCTTGGCGTCGTGCTTCAGCTTCAGCGGCTACCCTTGCGGCTTCTTCAGCACGTTGTCTAGCCTCTTCCTCAGCTCTGGCAACGGCTTCAGCTTCTTCTGCGGCACGTCTGGCTTCTTCTTGCTGTCTACGCTGTTCTTCCTCTGCGCGTCGTCTGGCGGCTTCTTCAGCGGCTCTACGCCTAGCTTCTTCCTCGGCAACACGTCTGGCTTCGGCCTCTGCACGAATACGTTCCTGTAGTTCTCTATCTTCTCGTTCATTTTGTGGTGGTGTAGGAAACCTAACAGGAGCTGGCGCAGGAGCAGGAGCAGGAGCAGGAGCAGGAGCTGGCGCAGGAGGGCGCACAATAGGCGCTTGTTTTGGCGGGGGTGCTCCTTTTACAGGCGGAGCAGGAGCTGGCGCAGGTTGTTTTGTAATAGGCGCAGGTTTCCCGCCTACCGGCTTTGTCGTAATTCCGAGACCGGGCGGTCTATTTGCACGCAGGTACCCCAGCGCCGCAGTAATGCTGGGAAACTCTTTTGTACCTACGTAATACGCCATACGATACCCAGCCGTTATGTGTTACTAACAAATGTTACCGCAACCGATGCGGATGTAACAGCGGGGCGAGGTGAGGAAGCGGCACTTGCGCTAAGTGTAGCGTTTACATTATCCGTAGCCCAAAATATTTCCATATAATCGTTAGCGGAAAGCGCTAATGAACTGTTCCAATTGGCTATGTCTTTGTTACCAGACCCTGAAATAACGTATTCGTGTGCGCTGTTAATCTGTGCCGTGCCGTTTATTGCCAACCAAATAGACACAGTTTTAGAGGAACTGTTTGTAGACTCAAGTTGCAGTGTTGTTTTTACGTGGTACACCCCATCGTTACTAACAGTAAGGCGAGAGTTACTTGCAACAGTAACTGCACTACTAGCGCGTGTCGTATTAAACGTAACTGCATAACCTGTATTGGGGTTTGCCGCTGTTTGGTCTACGGTGCTGTAAAAAACACCGTACGGAAAATGAAGAAACTTGCCACCGCCTTCAGTGCTGACTAAGTTATCAAACGCGTTTATAAGGCGTGTAAAGAACAGCCGCAGAACATTGCTGTTCTGGTCCATAAACGGGCGGTCGTAAGTCTCGGTTGCAAGAGGCAACGCTGGAGGAGCAGGACGCTCTAATTCGTTAGCCATCAGCGCCTCCCGTCAGGGCGCATGTCCACTCGTGGTGAACCTAATTGCCATCGAACTCCAAGAGAATCTGATTCAACTTTGATAGACATCTGACGGCCACGCACGCGTGTGTTTACCTGCCCTGTAAACTTCTCAATAGGCACTGTAGCCGTACGTGTTACCGTACCAGAGTTGGACCCTCCCTCAGATGTAGGACTGTTGTAACCCGAACCAGAGTTAGCCAACGGCAACAGGCTCATAGTGGCATGGGGATCGTCCGTCGTAGAGCCATCAAATGTCATATCCGGCATCAAGCGCCAAATAAACGCAAACCGATCACCGTCGTCTATATCAAACTGCCCAGACGTGATGGACGCTGAAATCGGCACAGGGGTGCCTGTCTCGTTGTCGTCGGTGCCAAACTCGTGGTTGGTCAAGTTGTATGTGTATGAAGCCGCTAGTGGGTAGTCACGCAGTCCAGAATCAAGCCAAGCTGTACGCGCCATCGTGCCGTAGTACCACGTTTTTTCGAGGTAGTTGTAGACAACATATCGGTCAATTGTTTGGCTGTTTTGCGAACAGTAGAACCACCATATCTCGTGGAACGCTTCGTTTGTACCTGCAAATACTTGGTCGTACTGCAACTCGTTGAAGTCGTTAAATACAAACCGCCGAACGTCACAAGGTAGCGTTTGCGTACGTCCATCGTAGGAATAGAACTTGTCTTTGCCCATCCAATAGGCAACGCCACCAGAAAACCCAACCGCGTTTTGAGAGGCAATAGAGATATTGTCGCCTACCAACTGCACGCCCCAAACAATCGGAGCGCCTTGGTATTGAAGCGAATACACAGAAGAATCAGTCCAAACGAGCACCTCTTGGCGTGACTGTTTGGCCGTTACGATTTCTGTGCCTTTGGATAGTCGTAGGTCACCTGCTTGGTTTGTAGCCGCTGGCGTCCAATTTGCAGGGTCTTCTTGATCAGACCACCGAATCAGCATAGGGTCGAACGTTGCAGAGCCCAGCGAGTTTGAACCGAAACAAAAGACAAACCGGCTAACGTCAGATACAAGAATAAAGTTTTGTTTGGTGGGTACATTCGACGCACCTGATAGCGTGTTTAGGTATACAGCCCGAGTCTCTACGCCGTTGGTTGCATCCCAGTAGAAGATATCACCACCTCGCGGTCCAAATATTAGGTCTTCACCAAAGTTGGACTGACTCCAAAGACGAATAGCTTCGGTAGAAATGCCACCTGTGCCCCATACACCGGCACCCCATGTACCACCGCCCCAACCGGAAAGAGGCACTTCGTAAGGCTCACCTGTACGTATCTGATACGCACCAACCACTGAAGACCCGCCGTTACCTGTGTCGGACGCATTGGCTGTAGCTGTAGCTGTTATGGTGTAGGAGTTAGCGTCGAGTACAGTAACAACCTGATATTCGGCATTTAACACATTGGCAGTAATGTTACCACCTAGTGTTACTGCGCCACTAAACGTAACAAAGTCTCCTTCACGTGCACCGTGACCGGCATCAGTGATTGTCAGTGTGGCTGAACCGTTAGTAGCCGCAAAGGTCACAGCACCGGCGGCGGTGGTCTCTCGAATCGGCGTAATATCGTTGTAGCCGCCACCCTGCTCTAGATAGAACTTAAGGTGCGTACCTACGCCAATGAGGTTGATGCTCCCAAGGGTTATCCAGTTAGATAAAGAGCGACATACGCCCTGAAAGGTAGACACGGAAATACGTTCCCACCCACCAATCTTCTCGGGATACCCTTGCCGAAACCGCACTTTGTCGCACTCGTACCAACCAGCTTCGTTGGTGTACCGTGTTACTTCACGATTGATTCCCGGCTTGAAAGCTAATTTTTTTAACGCCATATCGCACCTATAGAGTGTCGCCGAATACCGGTGGCAACGTGGTTACTTGTATAGATACGCTCTCTTTTAAGTTAAGAGGTTGACCACAATCTGAACAAGTGTCGGCTTCTAACTCGGCTTCGTCAAGGTCGTAGCCACAATGTGCACAAACAACTTCTACTGTGTGTGTTGGTTCGGTATTTCCATCTACGTCACGAGCTTCTACAGTATTACGCATACCCTTCTCCGTACCGACCTGTACGGATCATTTCACAAACTTCGTCCGCACGTGATCCTACTTGTTTAGCCCAGCGTGAATCATAAAATTCGTCGGCGGCTTTCGGGTAATCTCCTGCTTCCATTGCCGCTAGAGCGTTCTTGAAACCCAGCAGGCGCGTCATACCTAGATTGAAACACAAGTTGATAATCGCGTCCTGACGTACCGAATCGAGGTCCACAAACCAAGGTAGTGCAATCAGCTCTTGCTTACATCTTTTGATGTCATTCTCAAGGAGGTAGTCGATCTCATCGTCAGACAAGCCAAGACCGCCGTTCTCGTCTATGTTTCTACCCACGCCCACAGTGATCATATTTGCACTGCACTTATACGCATGAGTGCGAACACCTTCGTGCCGCTTTAATTGCTTTACCAGCTTATTCATGCGCTATCCTTTATTCTGACTCGACCCAAAATAGAAGCTCACTACTGCGCTGACTAGGCCACCTAGGTAACCCATCACGAGATTCGTTAATTCCATAGAATTTTGTTCTGGTGGTAAGAGCGTAATTAGGCCAACGTACCCACAAAAGAAAAGCACCATGATTAAACCGATAACACGTGCAGTCCAATCTTTAGAAAAGTTTTTTCTGGCATCCTGAGTATCAGCGGTTTCTAACGCAAAGACGTCTACTTCTAGTTCTTTCATGCGAACTTCAAAGTCTAATTCTGCTTTCTTAATTTCAGCTAACTGCTCTGGTGTTGCTTGCGCCAGTGCCTTTTCAATCTTGGCTGGAGCGGGGTCACAACCTAAAACATCCGCAAGCATCGATGCCGCCGCACCACCTACAGGGCCACCCAGAGCGGCTCCAAGGGTGGGGGCAAGAGAGCCCACTAAACCTTTTACCTTATCGAAGTTCATCCTAAATACTCCAGACCTTTTAGTAGGCTGACCACGAGAACCGTGTTGCCCCAGATCATACGTTCGAGGCGCTTAAATTGTCCGCCGCCGTCATCAAGGCGTTTCTCAATTCGGTCGAGCCTATCGTCTATAGACTTACGAAGCACCTCGCACTCAGCTTGGTGTATTTCAATTCTTTTTAATGCTTCTTGTGCTGTGTCCATCAATTACCACCTAGCGGGTTTGTTGCATCGATGGCCGTCCATAAGTCATCCATGTCACGTTCATACCTAGAAATTCGATCATCTATTGTTGAAAGAGCGTCTAGTTTACCAGTTACGCGTAATTCTGTTTCAGATGACGTTTTCTCTACTGTACTGATACGATCACGTAAGTCCAGTAGCTCTTGCTGTGCATCCATAATTTGCACGAGGTTCGCGCCAAGTTCTGCTAGCTTACCTTGCAGATTTTCAACGTCTGCCGCAGTCATGGCTTGCTCCATATTCGACAGTTTCACGTCCATCGCCTGCAATCGAGTAGTATTTGATTCTCTAAGGTCATCAAAGCGTGTAGCCAAACCTTCTGCTTGCGTGGTAGCGGCAATAACCGCTTCGCTTTGCTCGTTAAGCTGAGAAAAGAACTGAGATGCCGCCCAGATTCCGCCCCCAATTGTTGAGCCAAAAGTGAACACAATAGCGATCCAAACGCCCTTAATAGACGTCCCGCCGACATTAACTTCTAAATCTTCAAGGGCCACCGCTCAAGCACTCCTCTTGATTTTCCGCGAAATAACAACCACCTTCCGGGCTCGTAGTCCAAAATTCCTGTGTCTCAGCACGTGTTAACACGTCTTCTGCGGCAACAAAGTAGTTACCTACTTGCAAACCTTGGATGGTACTACCGCCATCAAACGACACCCAAACGGCTTGTGTGTTTAAGTCAAAGAAAACAGACGCGGCCTCCTCAAAGGTTACGTTGTACTCTCTAGCCATATTATCTGCTTGATTCAGTAAGTTTTCATCGTTAGCAACTGCCATGTATGCGGCGGCTACCTGTATTGCTTGTTCAGTATTAGACAACGCATCGTTATACGCCTCTATCTCTTGATCTTGCAGGGTTACATCGTTAGCGCCCATAAACTCCTGAAGAGCCATAGCCTCTCGTTCATCCGGTGCAGACTGCGCGTCTTGCGCCATCTCGTTAACAGTCGCAACCATAATAATCTGCTGTGCCGCATCGACATAGGCGTCGATCATTTCTGACACCTGATCCATAGCTTGGTCGGCTTGGTCTTGAAAGTATTGATCCGCATTGGGGTCGTAAGAGTAAGTAGCCGCTTGAACTGCGGCAACGGCTTGGTTGTAGGCGTCTTGTTGGCTCTTACTGATGTAACCGTTCTCGGCCATAGCTGGAGCGATGTAACCTTCTCCAGCGTAAGATTCACCTCCTGCAATCGTCTTGATGCCGTAAGCGAAGGTGTCACGAATGCTTTGAGAGGTGTCAACTAAATCGTCAATCTCGGTTGCGTTTAGTTGAACGGAAGCGCTCGCTAAGGCTACCACTATTAGACTCTTGCTCGCCGCTGTCATCGCCCCCTCCGGCTAAAAGCTCATCGTAAAAAGCCTTGTCCTCTTCATAGTCAGGAATCCACATATCTGGATTCTGTTTGATCGCTAGTATGGCGGTTTTACCCACGAGTAATCTGCCAGACCGAATAATTGGGCATGGAGTTGCGCTCATAAACATGGCTCTCCATACCTGAGCATTCTGGCACATCAAACTGACAGAGGCCACTTTCATGCCCATATTTGACAGGGTAATGGCGTTTAGACGGCGGTTACACTCAGGATCTTGTACGTATTTACCAGACGATATACCTACAGAAACTAACTGTAAGCCACCTGATATCGACTTAAGACATGACTGTTGCCCTGTACTCATGAGAGAAGGTGCTACAGCAGTATTTGCAGGCATAGAGCGACTACCCGCACCGTTATACGTTTTGCTGACGTTGTTGTTGTTTGAGTTCGACGTGTTTAGGTCGCCCTCAATATTAGTGTCATCTCCACCACCATCGAAATCCGGCTCGTACTCACCATCGTCCCTTACTGGAGCTGGGTCAACGTCGGGAACTGGATCGATGTTGGGGGTGTCCTGCCCGAAGGCAGAACTTGAGAGACTAATCAGCAGAGTCAGCAGACACTTCTTCGTAATCCTCATCGGTGATCTCCTCACTTTGGTCCAGTGATTGAGCCAAAAGATTTACGAAGGCTTCTCTACCTACGGCCAATTGGTCCACGTTAAAACGCGCACTGGATAACTTGCGATCAAGATCGTTGATGTGGTTGACCATCGCTTGTTGTTGCGGGGTCATATCTTCAAGGATGTACTCTTTGTCGTTCACGGTGATTGGGGTCTTTTCATTTTTTCCCATCGTCGTTACTCCTAGTTGTGGTTAATTAATTACCAAGGCGTGCCAGATGCCTCAGTTGGATTAATCTGAGCGTTGATATTGTCTTGCAGAGCCGCTTCTGTTGCGTCCTGATCAACACCATTTGCCCAAATCCAGCCTTCTGCCTGCGACTCAGTTACATCATCATAGGGCGTGAAATCAGAACTAGAGGCATCGTAGGTCAAACCTACCGTGCCGTAGCTTGAAGCTGTGTAAGTCACAGCGTCGTCACCAGATCCTTCTGTTTGCTCCGCGTTACAACGCCAATGAACGATATTGATGCCGCCATCAGCAATAACGTGTTCTACGGTAGGGATGGTCCATGTGAATGTAGCCATTAGTTTTCTCCTTAGCTAAATACTGCGTTGCAGATAGCCTGCACGTTAGAGGGTTCAGATGACCAGTCGTCACCTGACTGAATTACATGACGGTGATACGACTGTGAAATTACAGCACCGTCCTCGAGTACACGAGTAGCAGTCCGTACTTGGACAACCTGAGTAGCGTTACCATCCTCATCTTGTCCTTGAACTACTTCAATTTTGTCTGCTGTTACGCTTTTAGTTAATGCCATGGTCTTTCTCCTTTAGTCCGTCTCAAGAATCCACTTGAGATAATTAAGATACTTCGTATGTGCCAGAAATCATTAATCCCCTATTGCCTGTTCCTGCGTATGGTTTGCCATTCGTTGTATAATCATTAATTGCAATTATGTTATTTGATCCATTATTAAAATAACCGCCATTAGATTCAATTAAATCTCCGTGCTTGAAAACTGCTGGCGTGTATCCAGTCGCTACGTTAAAAGGCAATCCTCCTATCTGAGCATCTCCTGAACCAACATTTGTAATATTAGCCACTATGTACGCCTGTACATGAACCGTTCGACCAACTTTTGTATAAGTGGCGCCATGTATAGTTAACGAAGAAGTTGTTGGGTTCGTTGTACTTGCTAAAAGCGTAGGAGTCCACGTCCCTTCTTCATAGTCATCCAGATTCTGTGCCGCCGCACCAGTGGTTCCGAACTGAACACCGCCTGACAGGTAAAGGTCTCTGAAGCGTCCACCTGAGCTTTGCCCTAAATCAATGGCGGCATCTCTTGGTGCTCCTGCGGAATCACAAGGTAGTATTCGACTAAAATCTCCCAAGAAACAAAAACCTGTGGAGTCATTAACCATGTACAGGCGTTCACCGCCGTTGCTACTACCAATACTACCGACTTTTGTCGTCGTGTCCTTGTAAAACGCAACAATGTCCCCATCAGAGGTTAATCTATTAATCTCAACCCCAGCCGCACCATCAACGACGAACTGTCCACCTCCATCAGGAGTTAAACGGCTACCTGCTGTGCTAAAAGAAGTACCAGTTTTTCCAACCAGCAAGTTGCCGCTAGAGTCCAGTGTCATTTGAGGTGAGTCACTTTCATAACCAGAACGACCCGCGGCAAAGTTCAGGTTTTGCGCCCCGTTAGTGGAAGTTGTCTTGCCCCACATCCCAACAAAGTGGTCTTCATTTCCATCAGTGTCGCTGTTGCCAATTAGAAAAGCACCGCATTTGTCACCGACAGCTACAGAGGAATCTTCTCTAAAAGCAATAATTTCTGAGCCTGTTGGGCTACTGCTTACAAGTTGCTTACCAAGTAAAACACCTGTCGGAACGCCAGTAATTCCGTGTAGCAAGTTGCCAGATGAGTCGATACGCATGGCTTCAGACCAACTAATTGTTGCATCTGCTGTGCCTGATGCGGCATTTAAAAAACTAATTACCCCTGCTGACTGCGAAATAACGCTTGCTTCATCTGATACGATGTATTTCCACGCTCCGTCATAATAAGAATTAGCAGTTAAATACATTTCAGAGGTGCCGCCAGAATGACGACCAATTAACGCGGTGTTTCCAACTTGCAGTGCCCTATAAAGTTCTTGGTAAGACTCGGGTACAACGCCAATACCCACATTACCGCTAGCGTCGATGCGCATGCGTTCTGTGTCGTTAGTAGCAAACCGCATATAGCTATCTGCACTATTCCAAATATCAGCACCAGAAGTTCCGCCTTTTTGATGCAAGTAAAGTCGGCTTGTTCCATCAGTTAGATTTAGAAGTGCGTTGCTACTTCCTTCTACCTGAACAACCGTTCTACCTGATGACGTTAAATCAATACTGCTAGTACCAATACCAACATTCCCTGATGAGTCGATAGCTAGGCGTGACTCAGTAGTAGACCCTACTAAAAAGTTTAGAGTGCCTGAAGAGCCACCAATACGTGCTATTTCAGAGTTGCTTTCCCATATTTGAATAGCGTTGTCTGTTGTACCGCCTTTGAACATGGCAGTACCGCTAGAGTCGATGCGCATGCGTTCTGTGGCGGCTGTTACAAATCTTAAGTAATCTGAATCATGAAAATAATTTATCTGTCCTCTGTATGGGTCTGAACCAGTTGTCCCGTCTGCAAAATAAATATTCCCTCTATTGGCGGCTCCAGAGTAAATAGTCATTCCTTCATCGCCTGAGCCAGAACCTACTACAAGATTTTCTGCTCCAGCTTGTAAAGAACTAGGCGAACTAGTCCCCAGACCTACCCGACCCGCTGAGTCGATGCGCATGCGTTCTGAGCCGGCAATTTTAAAACGTAAATCAGCAGTAGTTCCTGCATTGCCTGAGCAATAACTTGTAATACTAGCCATGTTGCTATTTGGGTTTGTGCTATCTAATCCCACCCACTGCAATCCACCTAAGGGTTGATTTGCAACTAATGTTGTGTCTGTATTAACGATGTTAAAATATTTAGCACCAGCGGGGTCAACATTTGTGCCTCCGAATCGTAACTCTATGTTGCCGTTTACTTGGAGTATACCCGCATCAACATTTGTTAAAGGGGCGCTTGATGACGGAGTTAAACCTATCCCAACCCTGCCGCTAGAGTCGATGCGCATGCGTTCTGCGGCGGCTGTGCCAATAGCTAATGAATCAGAAGAGTGTACATAATCAAAGTACCCTCTGAATCTTGCCGCACTTGCTCCATCTCCAAAATAGATAGACGAAGTTCCAGTAGTGCTGGCTCCAATTGTAATAATTGAGTTAGAGCCTGACCCTAATGTACCCACTGAAAGGATATCTGTTGGACTGTCAGTGCCGATACCAACGTTTCCGCTAGAGTCGATAACCATTGTTTCTGTGCCGTTAGGCAAAAACGATAACCGTTGCCCTCTTGCGCCTATTAATGCACCACTTGCGGCACTGTTTTCAAATTCTATATATGAAAGTGCAGAGCCTGTGTTTTCAAATTTAGATGTAATTGCATCACCAAAAGAACCTGAAACATGAAGTGCTTCTTCAGGACTGCTAGTGCCGATACCCAACGACTCCGCAGAAGCATCCCAATAAAACTTTGCGGTCGTACCCGTGTCCTCAAACAAAGACACGTCGCCGTTATTAGCAACACGTAAACGCGCTGTGTCTGAACTGCTTTCAGTAATATAAAAATCACCAGAGCCGTTATTATTGCTATCTATTCTAATAACTGCGTGATTATCACTATCTAGCAGTAAGCTATTAGTAAGAGTTGCGCTATTAGAAGTAGTCGCATCAATAGTGTCTAGTCTTGCGCCAACACCTGATGTGCTAGATTCAACAAAAATACCTGCTGTTCCTGCGTCACTCCCCGTAACAACAAGAGTCTCAGCACTAGCATCCCAGAACAACTTTGCAGTCGTGCCAGTGTCTTCGTAGAAGCTGATGTCGCCGCCACCGTCAACCTTAAGTCTGTTAACAGGAGTGGTTGTACCAGTAAGCATGTAAATACTACGAGACGCACTGCTTCTTGCTTGAATAATTAAGTCAGTTGAAGCGTAATCAGGGTGACTACCTGACGTTGTGTAAATAGTCGCACTGCTTGAATTTGTAGGTGTTGCTGTAACTCCGCTTTCTAAATAGCCGTTAAAAGATGTTGCAGTAGCTGTGCCAGTTACGTCGATGCCTGTGGCGGTTGTGGCTAGACGAGCAGTATTGTCGTAGTAAGCAGTAACAGCACCGTCTTGGTCTGCGGCAATATAGTTTTCACCAGAAGCTGATTTAATACGAAGATTCGTAGCTTCAATGAATAAATTACCAGTGCCGTTTTCTTCTATGTAACTTCCAGTACCGTTGTGATAAATCTGTAGGTCAGAGCCAGCACCGAAGATAGCCTTCGAGTTGTCAGCAAAGGTGATGTCGTCGCCTGACGAGACCGAGATGTCTGTGCCGCCTGTGGTATTACCGTTAGCCAGAACCTCAGAGAGTGTGTCAGAACCTGCGACTTGAGAATCAACATACGCCTTGATCGACTGCTGGGTGGCGAGTGCTGTGGCGCTATCAGACGCCATGTTGTCTTCATCTTTGATACTTGAAACGGTAGCGCCGTCGCCATTAAGTGTAAGGCTGTTAATGTTTGTGATGCCTTCTTCGACGTTTGTACCGTCACAAAAGACCACCATGTTCTTGCCATCAGGTACAGCGGCACCGGTACCAGAAGCCGTTTTAACAGTAATCGTCTGGCCTGTACCGTTCTCAACGATATAAATCTTAGACGCCGCTGGGCAAACAACAGTGCCTGCACCGGTCAACGCTGTGCCAGTATCAGTCAAAGTAAGAATTGCCGCACGAGACTCAGAAGTCGTGCCATCGGCAGTGGTTAGTGTGTGAGAGTTAGCGGTCCATGTATTGATGACTGCGCGGCCTGCGATGGCTTCTTCTACCATCGAAGTGATGTTGTCGTTTACAACATCGCCCCAAGTACCACTAAGCTCGCCTTGTACGGGAAGCGCTAGTTTAAGTATGCTGGTGTACTGTGTTGCCATTCTCTTGTCCTCAAGCGGCTATATCGTCCCAATTTGGCGTCTGGTCTGTATCCAGATTACCCCAAGAAGGACTCTGCGTATCTGTAATGTTCTGCCAATTTGGGGTTTGGCCTGATGATATGTTACCCCAAGTTGGCGTTTGTCCGTCAGAAATCGCTTGCCAGTCTGGTGTCTGATCTGTAGGTATTTCACCCCAGATGAACACGTTTCCGACTGCACCCGAGGCTTCTACGCCTGTTGGGAGTGCAGTTGCTCCAGCAGTAACAGTTACTGTACCTAAACTTACGGTACTTTCAACTCCTGTTACTTCTACATCAACAACAACACCTACGCTAACAGTTCCGATTGCGCCGGTCGCTTCGAGACCTGACGGAGTTGCAATGGCGTCACCTGTTACAGCGACAGTGCCGATAGCCGTGGTAGCTTCTTCTCCTGTGACGCTTACATTAGCGCCAGCAACAACAGCGACCGTACCAAGAGCGCCAGTAGCTTCTAATCCCGTTGGGAATACATTTGCTGTTCCAGTAACAACAACAGCCCCAAGGCCAGTGGTAGCTTCAAGACCTGATGGAGAGACAATGGCGTCACCTGTAGCAACAACCGTACCAAGCGCCGTCGTACCTGCAACGCCAGTAACTGTGAGGTTTGCATCGCCTGAAACGCTGACGGTGCCTATCGCACCTGTAGATTCAACACCGGTTGAAGATACGTTCGCACCACCTGTGACGGTGACAGAACCAAGAGCTGTGGTAGCTTCTTCTCCTGTGACACTGACATTTGCGTCAGCGGCGACAACGACTGTACCAAGCGCAGACGTAGCAGAAAGACCCGTAACGCTGACATTTGCATCAGCGATAACGGTGACAGAACCTAAAGCGGAAGTACCGGCGACACCGGTAACGCCGACATTAGCGTCGGCAACAACAAGAACGTTTCCTATACCACCAGTGGCTTCAAGTCCTGATGGTTGGACTGTAGCCGCACCAGTAACGGTAACATTACCAAGTGCGCTAGTAGCTTCTAATCCAGTAACACTTACATCGGCATCAGCGGCGACAACAACAGTGCCAACTGCGCCGGTAGCTCCTACTCCATCGACGTTTACAATGGTGAGATCTGTACCCCAAGAGCCTTGGCCCCAAGCGGTAGAACCCCACCCTGTATACGTGACAGAGGAGGGCATTACGCTATCCGAATAATGGCGTTACTCGCGTCGGCTGTAGGGAACTGAATCTGAAAGTCGCCAGCGGTAGACGTTTTGTCGGCACCAAAATCAAGGACAGCAACAGCAGGATCGCCACCACCCGACTTGTAAATCAATGCTCCTCGCGCGGTGATTGTTGCGGTAGACCACGTTGTATCTGCAAAGTCTAGGAACGCTGTAGTCCCAGACGTCGTGGGAGCCACAACAGTTAACGTGTTACCACCTGCTGTATACCCAGTTCCTGAAACTTCGTTCGTTGTTGAGTACGCCGTTGTAGACGCCCCGAGTGTTGCAGACGAAGTAAACAACGCGATTTTGAACGTTGCTGACGTGTCTGAACTAAAATCCATCTCGCCATCAAGAAGCGCTTTCTTGAATGACGTGCACATTGCTTGAGTAATTGCCATCTTTTATCCCCTAAGTTACAGGTATCTGAGGTTGTCCTGAACGATAAGTATCGCCGCGAAGTTTACCATCGCCAAGGTTTTTGAGTAACTTCAACGACTGTACGTACATGCGCTCGTACATCTGCACGAGGTCTGGCTCACCTTTCATAAAACGCAAGGCTTCTACCAACGCTCCGTTCAAGAGCGCAGAATCAAACTCTTCGCCTAACCACGTAGTACCCGCCGTTACTATTGACTCAGGGTAATACCCGTAGTGAAGCTCCATTGTATACCCGCTATCAGGAGTTGGTCCCACAATAAAGCTATCATCATCAAAGTTAGCGTAGTGTTTAGGTAATCCTGTAGTAGTCTGTACTGGATACGCTTCACGAATAAAATTCACATCCTTGTTTAACAAGAAATGATAATTACCGCTACCGTCTACAACCGCTAAACTATAGGTATACAGATAATCAGCGGGGGTAGCTAGGTATTTATTACTCGCTGTAAGCGTCCCCGTAACGTTCTTACGAAGCGCGGGGATTTGAACAGTGTTATAAATTTTCTGTTCAGCCTGTTCCGTGAACATAGCGAGCTGATCATCAGTGAACGTGTTTTCAGTGATGTCCTCAATGTTAGTTTTCAGCTCGGTATAGTTCATGATTTACGCCATAGGACCGCGTGCATAAAGTCCTTTTGTAGCCGCGCCAGTGCCTCGAACCTTCACTTTTCGATTCTTTTGGCTAGGCTTTTTAGTAGCTTTTGGTGCTTTCTTACGCATGATAATTACTCCTACGAAATCTGAACTGTAGCTTGCCCTATAAATCCAGTACCGACAACCGGCTTGACTGGCTCTATTAACGCTCTGCTAGCCGCATACTGATTGGAATCAGGACGTGGATCACGTAGCGCTTGTGGGTCATTAACAGGAAACTCTCCCAGCTTTAGCTGAGGGTGATCCCCATCCCAACATTCAGGACATGATTTAATGTTTGTATCACGTCCTTTCTTGTAAACATTACGTAGCTCACGCAGTTTGTACGTAAAACCACATACATCGCATACGCCGAGCGCTTTCTGACTTGACGCAAATCGATTGCCCATCTCAGATCCTCATAGCGCGAGGGACAAAACGAGCTGGTGTTTTCTCTCTATCTTCGCCCGCCGCCAATGCGAACTGCTCTTCATATACTTGTTTTAACATAGGTAAGCGTTCAGCAAGCTCTGGCACTTTCATAGCGATGTGGTATGCAAGACCTGCAACAAGACATGGGAAAAAGCGGAAGTTCATGTCTGAAGTCTCGGAACCAGCGCCCGCATCTTGGACGCGGCGTAGCCTCCAATAACGAAAGGTGTAGTCGTTTGTATCTGGCACAGGCCAAACGTTGATCTTAGGGTTGTCACGTAGGCGTTCTATCCACACTTGAATAGGTCTACCACGCGATAACTTGTTTGGGATAGACGCGTAGGTACTTACGCTAATACGACTTATCGTAAGGTCAGATTGTGTTGATTGGTTGCCTGCACCGGTACGTATGACCTGCTCAAGAAGGTCAATGGTGTCTGCTGGTAAATCGTACTCAGACGTACCAGCAACGAGGCTTACAGTGCCTTCGTCAATTGTCCACAAGTTGATCCCACGATTCTGCCACTCAATGGTCATCAGGTTCATGGACCGACGTGCAGTACGCAAATCGTATCCAGATCGCATTTCACGGCCAGCACGTTCCCACGCTTCTTCAGCGATCTCCGTGAAGTCCATGTTGAATGCTGTAGTACCTGAAGTTGCCATTACTTTTTACTCGCAGATTTCTTCTTGGCTGGAGCTTTTTTCTTAGCTACAGGCTTCTTTTCAACGGGTTTTTTAACGCCCATTGCTTCTAGTTTAGCCTCTGCCTGCTCTTTAGTCATTAGGTCGTATACAACAGTATCGTACGTACCGTCTGCGTTTTTAGTGCCTACCTGATAGACCGGCTCTCCCGTAGAAAACCTTCCGTTTTGGAACACTTCCATTGTTTCTCTCCTTACGTATACAACGTCTTTTTACGTCTGCTGTCCATAACAGCACCGCAACCACGAGCTATGGAACGCTTACCACGAGCAAGCCCACCTTCGCGAAATTTTACTTCCGCTTGCTTGGTGTTTTTGACCACAGTCTTGCCTTTCTTACCTTCACGCTTCTTCTTTTTAGCTGTCGAAGAACGTTCAGACTTAGATAGGCTTTGCGCCTTACTCCTAGGCAAGCACCGGTCAGGGTTCTTTTTGTCTTTAGAGGTGCCGCACTCGCCTTTGATTTCGCCATCGGTACCGATACGAACCCACTCTTGATCTCGCCACTTCTTCAAATCACCCATTACTTCTTCGCCTTTTTGCCTTTGGCACCCTTAGCATAGTTAGGGTCTTTGCAGTATTTAGACGCCGCCATGTTCGCGTAAGCAGACGGGTACGTGTCAAAGGTGCGCTTTGCCCACGCCTTACCCTTGGCACATATTTTCCCGCCTGACTTATAGTAACGACGCATGTTATCGCATCTTACAAGGTCGTGTGCCTTTACGCGCAATACCTGCACCGCGAACCTTGCCACCCTTAGCGTAACCTTTCTTCGCCATGCCGCCGTTTTTCATAGCTTTACGAGGTGCCGCTGGACCAGTTCCCGTAACAGCATCCATAGCTTTACCACGCTTCTTTTTCTTACCCATGTCTCCCGAACCTTTACCGTCCATAGCAAACTCAGGAACCATTTTCCCGTCTGGCCCTTTTGTCATAGGCATTCCGCCCTTCTTATAACCTTTCTTCATCATTTTCATTGTCATCTCCCTCCGCATAGAGATTGTCAAAAACTTGGTTTACATCCAATGTGTAGTCTAAGTCAGACTTACTGTAGTGAATATGTTGTGAGGGTAAGAAATCAGGAGCGCCTTCTCCCATCTCAAACCACGCGGGATGCGACACTCGCACCCTGTTATTAGGTAACGCTACGATGTTTCCGGTCCACTTCCCTGCGTCTAACAACTCAAGCACGTGCGCTTGTTTGTGTTGTGCTGGGTCATCAGCGATCTCAGAATCGGTGTAGTCCACCGTGAAGTAATATTTAGCTGGGTAGAACTTACCGTCAATCTTTGCCATCCAAGGGCAGGGAGTGCATCTGTCTAGCACGTACACGCTATGCGTACGAGACGCACAATCCCACGGTTGAGCCGCCCATACGGGCATAGGGTCAGGCCACTCTTCTAGGGGTGTATCTCCTACAAGCGCCGTAATAGGCATACGTGCCCACATAGCTCCGCCATGAACGTTAGGTTCATCGGTATCGTCTGTCTCACAGCCAGTAAAAATGACCTGAAACGACAGGCATCGATTAGGTATGGTAGTTACGGCGATCACCATAGCGTGCAAAAACTCACCATGATATGCCATGTGGTTGTGCGTATATTCCCTACGAACCCAGCATTTAAAATGCGGTATGTTTGACTGAAGGAACGCCATCAGCAGTTCCACTTCCGCAAACTTTTGTTAATGCGGCTGTTAGGATCATTCGCTGTCTTTGCGCTAGTGTTGCGCTTCTTCATACCCTTCATACGGGCACAGAAAGACTTACGCCGTTTAGCGGCCTTAGAACCTTTCTTTAACTTGCTAGGCTTGGTCGTTACCGCAGTCTTCAGCTTACTGCCGGGGTTTTCCCGGCGGTAGCTTGCAACTCCTTCCTTGTTAAGCCCGCCCGACTCGCTCTTACCTTCCTTGCGCGTCCACGCAGGGCTTTTCTTAACCGAGCCGCCTTTCTTGTAGTAAGCCCGCATAGTATTTACCCATAGAACACTGTCATAGCAGTAATGTTAGTGAATGCACTTACATACACGTCTGACTGGCACCGAATACCGTCGTCAGGAATGTTGACGGAGTGAGAGTCAGAAGCAACAAAGTCTAGGTCTAATACAGTGCTTCCACCGTTACCATCGGTGATAGTAAGGCGGGGGCTTCCTGTAGTGCTCAAAACTTGCACTTGGCGAATGCGTGCAGGCCCAACACCTAGAGATCCTGTGCCCGTTACGCGTTTAGACTGAACATCTGATCTAGGCATTGTTCACTCCTTATCCAGCGGATACAGTCAGAACGCCTGAGTTGCTATACAGTTGACCTGCAACAGAAGGATCAGCGGTTGGTAAGTCTTTGAAGATGATGACGCTGTTCGTGCCGTCGTGAGTAATAGAAATGTTCTCAGTGACGGTGCCAGTGTTATCAGCTTTAGTAATGTCCTTAAAGCCATTCTCCGAACGGACTGGACCTTGGAAAGTAGTATTAGCCATGTGAATCTCCTGTCTCGGCTAGTGTCAGTTACGGGATGTAACTGTCAGGGATTCATTTTTTATAACACACAAAAAGAAAGGGGGCAATAAATGCCCCCTCTTAGTCATTAAGCTCCGGGCGAACCGAAAATGCCTAATGGGTCTGACACGCCGAACGAGTAACGCTCACGAGCCTTGTAGCGGCTGTTGCCAGTATCAAAGTCAGCATCCATAGATGTAGACATTGGTGTACGGACAAAGTGCTTAAGACCGTTAGGAACGTCAGTCATCAAGAACCAAGCGTCAGTATCAGTCAGGTAATGGTTAACAGTGTAACCCTCTGGGATAGAACCGTTATTGCGAATCGCATTAAGGTCGTTATCCGCAGTACCCACGCGACCTTCTGTTTCGAGCAAACGAGTTGCAACGAACTGAAGAGCAGGTGGAATTACCAGCTTCTTAGGCTTGGCGGCGATGAGAAGACCACGCTCGTCTGTCCAACCAGCGATCTGGATAACGGCGGCTTCCAAAGAAGTCTCGTTAAGATCAGCCGCAACAGTTGGCTCATTCGAGTTGCTACCACCGCTAACCAGTGGGTGATCGGTAGTGCAAAGTGCCTTACCGTCGCCGTAGGTCACACCAGTGTCAAACGCACTATTCAAGATAGTAGCGGCCTTGACCTGCTTGGTGTACGCCATAGCACGTGCGAGAGCCTTCGTATAACGAGCAGACAGTGAGTCATACAGGTTATCTTCGATAGCTTCCTCAGTGATTGAGAAGCCCATCGCGATGGTCTCGTGTGTATAGCGAGCAGTCCACGCTTCCTGAGCATTGTCATACTCAATTGCGGCACCTTCGTTTTTAACAGGTGCGGCTGAGAAGCCTGAGAGCTTGGTCTCTTCCTCAAACGAGCGATCTGAGGTTTCAGTTTCAAAGATTTCGGCGTGCTCTTCGCCGTATTTTGCGTACTCCATACCAAACAAAGCGTTCAGTCCGGGAAGGAGTTCCTTTAGTAGCTGGGCGCGTGAAATAGCCATTGCTCAAATCTCCTTATACGCCAGTCGTGTTGTCGTACTGGTGACCTGCGTTCCACTTAACGTAAGCCTCAGTAAAACCACCCGAGCTGTTTTTAGTTTCCCCAACCAAACCGACAATGCGGAAAGGGAGGGTGTTAGTTGTAGCACTTGTGTCAGAAATCGCGCAACGAGAGTTGCCTGAAGTCGAATCACCAGTGTTGTCTACACCTGCGACGTTAGCACCGATATCAGTCTGTGCAAGGTCACCGATAGTTGTACCCGAAGATACGACAGCGGCCTTGAACAAAACGTCAGTTGCATCAACAACATATGCTTCGATGTCAGATGCAACAGTGCTAGCGGGGTATGACTGTCGGAACACCTTATAACCGAGGTTAGGATCGGTGTATGTACAGCCAAGGAAAACACCCACAGGTGTCATGGCGGCGTCAAACGTATCACGCTCGACAGTGCCTCCGGTAACGAGCTTCACAGCATCCCCATAAAAAATCGCTGTGTTATAGCCACTTGCAATCTTGAAGTGACGAGTAACACCTACGAAAGGAGAGCCGCTCAACAGTTTTACCGGAACAAGTCCATAAGGACCACTTACAGTAGGATAAGCCATTTTAAGCTCCTATATTAAGTTCCGTTACCAAAAGTGACCTTCGTCTTTCTCTCATGGAAGAGAGGCATACGAGGATCGTTCTCTCGCATGAGGTTGTTGTCTACAGATTCCATCTGGGAACGTGTCTGCTGTTTGTAGTAGTCAGTACGTTCTTCGATGAGTTCGACCGGAGCTTTGCACAGTAACAAACCACCAATCACAACGTTGTCTTTGAACCTATCGTTCTCAATGGTGACCAACGTAATTTCTGGATGATCTGAAGCCTTTACTGGCTCCCAACCTTCACGCAGTTTGGAAGAAACATTTGTGGCGTCAGTCGTACCTTGCGAACTGACTCTTATCCAGCGGAATTCATACCCCGGCTCGGGATTAGGTGAGGGTAGTACCTCGGGGCGCGTCCAAGCCTTTTTGCGGGTCGTCTTTTCACGAGATTTAAGCTCTCGGTCTATACGATTCTCAGCCATCATTGTTTCCTCATATCTAATGCAACCTGTTTGGCGTACTGTTCTGGGGTAAGACCCAAGCGTTTTGCCAACGTTAACTGTGTTTGCGTGAGCCTAATTTTCTTAGGCGCTGTGCTCCGCGTAGCGGGGGCAACCACATTGTTGGATCTTCGTCTTACCTCCGGTTCATCCTCGAAGTTCTCGGGGAATACCTCTCGCATACGAGTATTAATTCGCTCGTAGTAATCGTCAGTTTGAGGGTCTACACCCTCTTTGACAAGCCTATTATGCAACCCTAGGGCGAAACTTGTCATTTCTTCATCTTCATTAAACCACGGATTCTCTTTTTGCCAAGTCCGTGTCTTTTCGTCAATTTGGATAGGCTGTGGAGCAGATTCCTGCTCAGGACTATCAACGGGTAGCGTATACTCTTCTTGAGGCAGTTTAAACTCTTCGAGCTTATCAGCCTTGATCTTTGCTGTTGACAACCTATCCTGCGCCGCCAAAACCTTGTCAGAGTCACCCGCATCGTACGCACGTTTGTAAGCGCGTTTAGCGGCATTGATCTCTGCTTCAGCCGACTTCTTGGCGTTCTCAAGCAGAGCCGTCTGACTCTTGTGTTCGCTATCCTTGAGCTTCTTGTTCTCTTCAACAAGGCGTTGAGATAACCGTTCTAGCTCTTCACGTTCTCTAAGCGCCTTCTCTTTCTCTCGACGCTCATCATGATATCCCTTGCTAAAGTGTTGAATACGTCGCCGAACTTTCTCGGAGTAATCCTCCAGTTCTTCTTCCGTAACATCTTCGGGCGGGTCTGAAGGTTTTCGGTTGCGGTCGGCCTTCGGCGTATCGTCAACCACCTCAATCTCAAATCCGTCATCAGAAGAATCCGCCTCGCTTGGAGCCGGTGCTTCAGGTTTTTTACCTTTAGTATCAATGGTCTCTGCACTTGAACCCTCGACCTCGATAGTTAAATTTTTCTCGCTCCCGTTTTCATCATGCGGAAACTCGAACTCTACTTTCTGAAAAGGCATTGTCTATCTCCTATACTGCCATGATCCCACGGGGATCAGGAATTACGGCTTCAATAGAGTCATCGTTCATCAAACGAAACTCTTTGCCATTGACCGTGAACCGTGTGCCGGTGTTCATACGAAACATCACGTAGTCACCTTCCTTACACCACGGACCTTCAGGGAACCGTTCTTTATCCCCATAAGCACCTTCACCCATGTCTATGACAACACCCATAATCGACAGGATGTACTCCTTTTGTTTGGAGTTGGTGGTCTTGAGAAGGCCCCCGTCGTAGAACTCTTCTACTTCAGGTAGCGCGATAAGTAAGCGGTATCCAGCAGGTTTTGGGAGTTGTTGTTCCCAGTCAACATCGGAGATTTCTTTCTTTGGAGCATCAGGCAATTTTAGCGGCTGAGTGTTAGTCATCATCATTGTCCATAAAGTTACGCGAGAGGTCTTCTATGATTAATTTTGCGGACTCCAGACCCCGAATAAGTCCAACAACTTCTCTGTAGCTGGCGTAATCTTGTGGGACACCCCCCGCTACGAAAGTATGTGCAGACGAGACTTGCTCGTCGATTTTATCTGTAAGCACGTCAAAGACGGTTTTAGGCATTACTCACCTCATTTTGGTTGATCCGATAATTTCGCTAATTCAAGATCGAGCCGCGCGGCATCTTGTTGCGCGTCCATCTGAAGTTCTTGTTGGTCCAGTTTGAGTTTCTCTGCATCCAACATGGCGTCCATCTGATCCTTCTGCATTTTGCGTTGCAGTTCAGCTTGTTTGAGCTGAGAATCTTGCTGGTCTTTCGCGGCCTTGCGCTGGACTTCCTGCGCTCTGAGTTGCAAATCAGCCTGCTTCTGTTGCATGACAGGATCTTTGGCTTGTTGTTGAGCTTGCTGTGCGGCGGCTTTCTGCTTGTTACCTTGCATGAGCTGTGCACCTGCATCAGCTACGAGGCGCGACAACTCCACCTCGATCTGCTCTGGTAGCTCTTCGCCGGGTGGTGGGAGCGGTGCCCCCAACTTCTCTTCGATATCTTGGCGATACTTGAACCCAAGGTGTTCCGCGATGTGCGCTTGTAGAGACGCCATGATTCGCTTGGCTTGAGGGTTTTGTCCGATCATAGCCGCAATCGAGGGATCCTGCATAAAGGATGTATGCGCCGCGATGTGAGCTTGATGGTCTTGGTAGATAAACGCACGTAGGGGTTTGCCCGTTAGTGCGTCCATATTTTCGCTGACCGGATCGGTCGGTTTTGCGTCGTCCTTTGTGGGGACCAGCTTGTCGGCGTTTTTGACGCCTAGTACCTCAATCATCTGCCTGTGTAGCTGTGGCAGATCGTAGATCTGAGGCGCGGCTTGTGCCATCTGCAATACCGCTTGGTACTGTACGACTCGCTGGGCCATAGTGGATGAGTTCGGGTCGCTGACGGGGATCACATCCACCATCGCATAATCCATCTGACGCGCGCTCACCTCACCACGGATCGGCTCATAGCCGTACTCCTGCGAGGCGTACTCCGCCATGATCTCCTTGAGCATCTTGAACTCTTGCTTCATGGCGTAGTGGACACGTGCCTGTACTGCCGCCATTGGCTTGAGAGTTCGCTCTAGGAGCGCGAGGGTTGTGCCTACAGGCGCATTAGCCGACATGTCAGAGATGTTCATGTCAGAGATAGCACCCAGACGACGCCCTTCGTTCGTAATCTGATTCAGAAGCGCAAGCAGTGTCTGGCTTGGCTCCTTGTAGGGAAGTGGCATGATGTTGTCGCGGATAGAGCCGCTGGGTACATCAACGTCCTTAAACTCACCGGGTTCTATCGGTGTGTCATCACCCTTGATTCGTAGGCCACGAGACTTGAGTCCACCGGGCAGGTTAGACAGCGTACCAGCGTCCACCAACTGCCGTATGAGCGACGTTCCCGCCTTGGCGTATCCCCCGATAATGTGGATCAATCCAAGGCCGTAGAAGCCAAATCCGGGGACGTAAACGTAGTGTACGAAGTGCTGACGCTTGAGCTGTAGCGGGTCTATCTCGTTCCAGTTTCTGCGTATCGCTAGGATCTCACCGCTACCACGCTCGATAGTCACCACGTATGGCTTGGCGATGTCGTCCTCTGAGTCATCCAGACCTTCGATGACCATATCCACGTGCACTTCATACAACGCATAGCGGTTGTCATCTGTGAGTGAGAACCCACCTTCTTCTGCCTTACGCTCCTCAATATCAGAGTGGTAGGGCTGTGGCTCGTTCAGCTCGATGTCACGATAGAACCCAGCCGCCTGTAGCTTACGCAACTCGTTCTTAGTCTTACGCATAACATGCGTTACACGCTCCGCAGTCTCGATGTGACTTGCGCCGTAAGGCACGATAACGTCTTCTGCGGGGATATAGATAGCCGCCTGACGTCCCATATTAGGGTCGTAGTAAACCTTCTTAAACGCCGAACCAGAGAGTCCTAGGCTATATAAGAGTCGCTCGTGCTCAGGTCTGTACTCGACCATACGCTCCGTCAACTCGTAGTTCATGTCCGCTTTAACGCGTTGAGCGGCCTCTTCTTTCTCTTTAGACTCTTCCCCCAGAATCTTAACTTTTACAGGACCGGCGGCAGGAAACGTTTCTGACATGGTTTCGGCTTGAAACCGGATAGCCGCTTCCGCCAAGACTGTAGAATAGACGCCACACGCGCCTTCCCACGGGTCAGTACGCTCTTCGTACTTAAAGCCCAGCACATCCAGACCCTTTACAAAGGTGTCAGCCCACTCTTTACGGCCGTCAATGTCTGACTCAATCAGGCCAGTCAGCTCACTCGATATCTCTTGTAGATGTGATTCGTCCAGTACCTCGGCAAGGTTGATGTCAAACGCCATCATGTCCTCGATACCCGCATCAGGGATCAAGGTGATCTCCATCGACCCGTCGTCGAGGATGACCGCTTCAGGGTCAATGATCTCAATTTCTAGTTCAGACCCTTCCTGTTCAGCGATCTCATCCATGCCTTCTGGCGCAGAGTACATTCCTTTTTCTATAGCCATGTCCTAGCCTCTTAATAATACCCGCCACTTCGACGTTTAAAGTACCGTGGTTCATCTGGTTCGTCTGTGGGCAAGCGGATAAATCCTCCCTGCCTGAATCGCATCAGGGCCATCACCGTTGAGTCCACGAGGTCATCATGGCTCATAAACGGAAATCCAGCAATTTCTTCTACCACTTCTTCCGCCCACCGCGTCGGTGGTACCCACACTAACTCTGACGCCACAATGTCCGCAACAGAGTTCAACCGTGCCATCTTATCACCTGAGCCACGGTGCGGTGTGTATTCTGACACAGGCAGGCCCATCCGTCGCATCTCTTGATACAGCGCCGTACCAGCAGACTTCTTCTCCACAATAAACGCATCGGGGTCCCAGTCCTGATACTCCTCCATCGCCATCTGTTTCAGCTCAGGAAACTCCATCCGCTTCTTAATACTGTTCAGCAGGATGACGTTATAGGCGCTAGTCTCCTCGTTGAGGAACACCCCCCACGTCGTCAGTGCGGTGTAATCGGCACGGTTATGGGTCTCTGCCGCCGCGTCCAGCGACATAATGATGTACTCACACGGGGGCGGATTGTCCTGTTCCCACATGTTCCACCACTCACGTTTGACGATTGACGCCTCTTCTGCGGTGGGTTGTTGCTGATACTGCGCGTTCCACTGGAACGTCGGCATAGATGCCTTGGTACGCAGGAGCGCCTCAAGGTCAAAGAACTCAGGCCACAGGGGTTTCTCGACGTACTTCTTCGTCTTCTTGTTCTGGACCTCTAGGATCGCAGGGAACTCCACCACCTCGTACTGGTCAGCACGCGCATTCTTAGACATGTCGTTTGTCACACGCCCTGTCAGATCGTCCATGTGCCAGCGTGTCTGGATAATGGCTACCCGTCCACCGGGCATCAAACGGGTTCTAGCACCGAAGGTAAACCACTCGTATGCCTTCTCGAATACCTCGAAGTTGCCATTGATGACGTCTTGCTCAGAGTGAGGGTCATCGACCAGAAGTAAATCGGCACCGCGACCAGCAAGAGCACTACCAATACCACACGCGTAGTATTCGCCGCCGACGTTCGTGTTCCATCTACCTGCTGACTTACTATCCTGTGCGAGTGACGTGGTAGGAAATACACTTTTATACTGATCCGTAGCAATTAGGTTACGTACTTTTCGGCCAAAATCCACGGCCAGATCCGTGGTGTGGGACACCATCATGACCTTTTTATTGGGATTTCGACCCAAAAACCACGCTGGGTAGAAGATAGAAACAAGCTGAGATTTGCCGTGGCGAGGGGGTATATTGACGCAAACACGGTCTTTATCGCCCGATTCAATCGCCATCAGCATGTCTGCCAGTATCCGGTGATGCTTACCTACGATGAACTCAGGCATCATAAGCTGGCAAAACGCGATCAGATCGTTGTATGCGGCCTTATTCTCCTTCCTCGCGGACAATTCACCCGTGATTTTCTCTATTTCAGCGATCTCGTCGGCGGAAAACGCCTCCAGATTGTCTAATAGCGTCTGTATGTCCTCGTCTGAGAAGTCCAACGCTGGTTCAGCCATCCGTTAACCCCAATTCTTCGTCCACATCAATGGAATCACCGTCAATAATGACCGCATCTTCGGCTTCTTCGTCGGGTTTTATGATTTTTTCTAGCTTTGCACGCAGGCTCTCGCGCAATTCGTCCGTTGTTTTGTGGGTTATGGTGACTTCAGCCTTCTCTGTGAACAGACCTACGTCCGAAATCTTACCCAACAGCTCCAATGCACGGATTCTGACGCGTGGGTCAGGGTTCTCAGTCTCTTCAATTAGCTTATTGGTCACCAGATGACGCACTTGGGTGGCACTTTCAACCACTGAATGGCCGAACTGGGTCAATATTCCGTGTGTTGCCATCAATGCGGCAGGGGGTAACGACGATGCACGCTTGGCACTCACCTTTTTAGACGTCTTGTCGGGGTCATCTGCGTAGGCCAAAGTCAATTTGGCGGCAATATCGTTGTCTTCTGCGGTCGGTTCCACCTCTAGCCCGTGTTCAGAGAGCATAGCGGCGGTGTTACTCGCGGCTTCTACGCGAGTCCGAAGATCAAGATTAGGAGCTTTCTCTGAAATCGCTACACCGACTTCAGGTTCGATCTCTAGAGACATACTGTTTCCGCAGGTTTGTTAACCGTTGGTGGCAATTTATACCAAACTCAAAATTTTTACGCAAAAAATTTTTGCTACGCCGATTTTAAAAGAGACGGGGGGTGTTCCCTATATAGAGGGGGTGGGGGAGCTCCAACTCAAAAACGGGTAAAGCCCGAACTCAAAAATGGGTAAAGCCCGAACTCAAAAATGGACTCTAAGTTTGTGGAAATTAGTAATATATAGGTGATACAGAGTCACGAGCTGACGTCGGGGTCATAGGGGGGCGGTACCCCATCGGATATCACGATTTGCTACGCGTACTAACATAACACCATAAAAATAAACCGCGCGTTGCTATATCCCTTGATTTGTTATCACATGATACGGTTTAATGGCTCTGCCTTCAGGGGAAACCCTATCGGCGCAATCGGTAGTCCGCGGACTACCACATTCTTTTAATCACTTAGGGAAACAGTGATATGAACGATTCAATCGTAACCCGCTCGTTAAATTCAGAATTGAGCACTCTGATCACCAAATCTACTGCGGCTGATTTACGCAGTGAGGAACAGCGTTTCGCACTGCTGTGCAGTATGAAAGACGCCGGTTTCGAGTTTGCTATTAACGTGAAAGCGTACGACCCCGAGGCCAACCCGCTCGGTGCTACTAAACCCGAACGTGAATTCCTACGGGATGCGGTGATAAAGGGTTTACCGAAACACGCGCAAGAAATCCTCGCACTAGGTAAAGCGGGGATGAAGAGAAAGACGGACTGCGCTTCCGTAAAGAAATCGGAATTGACTACTGGCAATTGGGTTTACTGGAATAAACAACCCGCCTCACGGCTTAGTAAAATCGCGGCCAAATTGGACTCAGTTGTATGGTCCGATGAATTGCCAGTGTTCAAGAATGGTGAGGCAGTCGAAGATGAGTTCACATCTGGGTGGGTATATGAAAAAGACCTACCCAATAGCGGTGATGCTCAGACTCCTAAAACCTCTAGGACAAAAATTCTAGAGGCGCTCGCTAAAGCGGTAGCGATCTGCGAGAAGGATGAAACGCCCGACTACGATGCCACTAGCATCAAAAAGGCCATCAACGCAGTGATCAAATCACTCTAACCCATCGGGCCCTTCGGGGCCCTTTCTTTTTGAGGTAACACGTTATGTCTATATTGATGGTTCTCTTAATTATATTCGCGGCAGTGTCTGTTCTATCCACCATGATGGCACTGCTAAATTTTATGTGGGTCACCGCTCTGATATCGGCAGTGCTCAGTGTATCCCTATTGACCGGTATCGACTCACTGGCCCGCTACATAAATGCACGTTAACACCAACCCGCTTCGGCGGGTTTTTTGTGCCCGTCGTTTGATACCAGTTATATCCGTTGCGCCGAGCCTCATCGCGTTGCGCCTTGTGATGCCAGTTAATGATGTCGCGCCGAGCCTCACGTGTTATCACGTATGCGTGACGTGGGCCCGGGTCCGGGGTAAATGGTAGTCCGTGGACTACCAAGTTGAGACCAGTTATAGATGTCGCGCCGAGCCTCACCCTGACGTGTTGCCACGTATAGGCACGTGGTAGCACGTCATGACACAAAAACATAATGTTCGTTTTTTCTTTTGTAATGTTCGCGGTAATGTTCGTAATGTTCGGCTAATGTTCGCTTTTTTTAGAGCATGTGCGAACATTATATTTTCGTGGCAAATGATGAGCGCGAACGCGCAAGGTTGCCAATTCTTGCCTATCAAAACTTTACATATCTTATCAATCTATCAATCTATCTATAATGTTCGTTTTTTAGAAAATTACACGCTTCTGTAAACGTAACACTAATTCTATTGTTCGTTTTCCAGTCGTTCGAGAGAACTCTCTCAGGGTAGCTCTTATCTCCGTCAAAAAGCGAACATTAGAACATTACTTGTAAATCAAAAACTTACGCCATTTCAAAAACGAACATTACAAGAACAATACACAATACAACAGAACATTACACTTCTACCCACGTTTTGTAATAACTTGACATCATCTGTCACTTATGAGATAATAATACAACTGGGGGGTCGTACGTGTGTTTCCCACGCCTGTACATGTTTACACGCGTCACGCTACGGCCTCCCAGTTCTAACCACGGTAGTCCACGGACTACCAACTACAACAGTGTTCGAGGAGAACGACTATGTTACACAATGATTCAGTAGTCCACGGACTACCTACTAACGAAACAGCACCAGCTATCAGTGCACCATCGACACCTTCGATTGCATCCTCTGCAATGCTAGTAGAGGTCAGCTTCTCTACGTGGACAGGGCGCAAGCTCGACAAGCGTGCATCGACTGACGTGACACGGACCAACGGTGCTGACTCCGGTATCGCTAACGTGCACAAGAAACTGCTAGGCAACTGTGACGAGTTAACAGCCGTTCAAAAGTTCGCGGCTAACGCACGTAACATTCACTACTCGATGACCATGCCGTGGTCTGATACAGGTATGCGCCTACTACCTACCGCCATGTATGCCAAATACCACAGCGCGATGACCGACTTCCAAAACGAGTTCGAGCGTTTGGCCCAAGTATTCATCAGCGCGTACGAGTGGGAGATCAGCCAAGCCCAAGCACGTTTGGGTGCGTTGTTCAGCCGTGACGACTATCCCTCTGCCGATTCCATCGCATCTAAGTTCGGGTTTCGTATTAACTACTTACCGCTACCTGACGCGGGGGACTTTCGTGTTGACGTGGGCAACGACGCGCGTGATCAGTTGGTTGACCACTACAACGCGCAGTACAGCGGGTTCTTGGAGCGGGCCATGTCTGACGTGTGGCACCGTGTGTACGACTCACTCACTAAGATGTCAGAGCGTCTCGACTACGGTGACCACGAGAAGAAAAAGATATTTCGTGACTCGCTCGTGGACAACGTGCTCGACATGGTGGATCTGCTCGACGTGTGCAACGTGACCGGTGACTCTCAGATGTCAGCTATGCGGCTACAGCTTGAGGATGCGCTTCGTGGGGTGACACCGGACGCACTACGTGATGACGCGTTTCTACGTGCTGAGACTAAGCGCGCTGTGGACAGTGCCATCAAGTCTCTACCATCACTCGATATCTAATAAACAAACACACTACTAAAACGGTAGTCCGTGGACTACCAACGGAGAATGACAATGAACGCACAAAATATGTATGCACTAAACCTAAGCCAAGTTGCCACTGCTATTCAGCATGGCGGTACCGATCGAACGATTCTTGTACAGGGTCACATGGGTACAGGTAAGTCGTCACTACTTAACACGTTATCAGACACACTACCGAACCACGTACCGTGTTACTTCGACTGTACCACCAAGGATCTGGGCGACATCATGATCCCCAAGATGGCGACACTCGACGACGCCGATTTCGTCAAATTTGCTACCAATGAGGAGCTGGGTCTGCACCACGGCAAGCCGATCATCCTGATGATTGACGAGTACGGCAAGGCTAACCCCGCAGTTAAGAACGCGTTACTACGTGTGATGTTGGAGCGCAAGGTCGGCGGCTACGAGCTACACCCTGACTCGATTGTGTTTGCCACGACTAACCTCGGGGCCGAGGGTGTCGGTGACTTGTTACCACCACACGCACGCAACCGCATCACAGTGGTGACGCTACGTAAATCCAGCAACGTCGAGTGGATCGAGTGGGGCATCAACAACAACATCGACCCGACTGTACTCGGCTGGTGTAAGGACAACCCGCAGTTGTTCGCTGGGTTCGAGGATGTCAAAGACCCTGACGACAACCCGTACATCTACCACCCACGGGCGCAACGTGCGGCGTTTGTTACACCTCGCTCGCTCGAAGCCACATCCGATTGGCTCAAGCAACGTCACCTATTCGATGATCAGACCCTGACAAGTTTACTCATGGGTACTATCGGTGACCGTGGTGCGATGGACCTGATGGCGTTTGTGAAGCTGGCCGATCAGCTACCCTCGCTCCAATCCATCAAGGATGACCCGCTAGGTGCCAAGGTCCCTGACAGTGCGGCGGCTGTGTGTATGGTTGTTTACAGGTCATTGGCTACGATGTCGGCTGACTGGGTTGACCAGTGGATGACATACCTCGACCGACTCGACGCTAGCGCACAAGGTTTGTTCGGTGGACAGGTGACGCGTGACACATACGCACACCGCAAGATCATCATGACTAATCGCAAGTTCACCGACTGGGCGATGGCTAACAACCACATGTTCGCGGCGGACAAGAAGTAGTCCACGGACTACCACAAGGAGAACGACATGCTATCTATTGGTAAACAACTGACAGTCGAGCAACGTGTGAGCAAGGCTGTTTACGATATCGTCAACAACCCCAAGTATGTGGCGTTGGCTGGTGTGATCATGATCGGTGAGCGTACGGTGTCTGACACAGTGCCCACCGCATGTACCAACGGACGCGATGAAACCTACGGACGTGCGTTTGTTGACTCACTCAACGATGCGGAGCTTCGATTCTTGATACTGCACGAGGTGTACCACAAGTTGTACAAACACCTCACCACGTGGGAGTGGATGTACAAGAAGGACGCACAGCTTGCCAACGTCGCGTGTGACCATGTGATCAACATCAAGATCAGTGACGACAACACTGACGGGTTCGCTGTCATGCCATCCCAAGGGTGTCGCGACTACGAGTACCGTGGTTGGGACGAGGCACGCGTGTTCAAACATCTATGTGATAACGACTCATCAGATGATCAAAACGCGGACGGTTCAGGTGCCAATACCAACGTTGCCACTGGAGTCAATACGCATGGAGGGTTCGACGAGCACGACTGGGAGGGTGCACAAGAGTTGACCGACGACGACAAGCGCGAGCTTGCACGTGACATCGACGAGGCCATACGTCAGGGTGCGATGGTTGCTGGCAAGATTGGCGACGGCTCAGAGCGTGATCGGTTCGGTGACTTGCTCGAAGCACAGATCAATTGGCGTGAGGTATTGCGCGAGTTCATCAACACAACGTGCGCGGGCAGTGACTATAGTACATGGTCCCGTCCTAACAGGCGCTACGTATCATCGGGGTATTACATGCCAAGCGGTATCAACGACCAAGTGGGTGAGCTAGTCATAGCCATTGACACGTCAGGGTCTATTGGACAACGTGAGTTGACACTCTTCATGAGTGAGATACACCAAATCTGTCAATCGCTCTCGCCTGAACGCGTACGTGTTTTGTACTGGGACTCTCGGGTTCGTGGTAACGAGACATACGATATGCACGAGCTTGACGATCTACCCAAGGCGACTAAGCCTATCGGCGGTGGTGGTACCAATGTCGAGTGTGTCCCCAACTACATGCGTGATGAGAGTATCAAGCCCCAAGCGTGTGTGGTGTTGACCGATGGGTACGTCTGGGGATCATGGGGTCAATGGGACTGCCCCGTGTTATGGTGTATCCTCGACAACAAAACAGCAAAGCCTGACACAGGTAAGCACGTAAACATACAATCTGGAGACCTATAATGGACAGTAGAGTTGATATCGTTTATGTAATCCAACGCCTCAACCGTATATTGGAGAACAGGGTGGGTATGGCGGACGCTTTGGATGAGTTTCGTGATGAGTTACTCCACAATTTGACAGTGCACCCTACAACCAACGAGGAACAATAGATATGGAATACGCATTCGCAACTGCAATCATCGATAAGATCGTGAGGGACCACTGCAACGCGCTACTCGTGCGGGGCGAGCTGAATCACGACGAGCTAACACCCGAGACCGCCAAGCGTGAGGTCGAGGTAATCAAAAACGCGTACGACAAAGTACGCAACGGATAACGGTAGTCCACGGACTACCAAATAACGAGGAGAGAACAATGAGCTTTAAATGGGTATCAGCACAACAGTGTAGGGATCAAGCGGCGGAGTCATGGAAGTTCGATGGGCTTGGTGATGAGGATGACCGTGCTATGTTCCGACAGTTCACGCAGGATGTAGGTGGCGCATTATGTTCACGTGATTCAGGTATCACGTTTGTGCAACGCACCAGAACGTCTTCATGGGTGCTACGTGACGACTGTCCTTGGGCTATCGGGTGGATTGGATACAGCGACATCCGTGATTCGCAGGTAGGTGGTTGGAAGCCGACATACAACGTGCACTCGTGGGCTATCACTAACGACAAGTACAGCAGTGGTAACAGCAACCGCCACACCAAGTCATCCACCAACATCGGCACAGCGATCAAGAATGCTAAGACATACTTGCGCCGACCTTCGCCGATTATGTTGGCTGGCGTGAAACGTGGTGTGTTGGAGAAAGGTATTCGGGAGGAGTTCGACAAGGTACGCAAGGGTGCAAACGAGACGGCAACTAAGGTGGTGGATATCGTGACAAGTATGTATGGCAACGTTAGGCAGAATAACAAGCGACTATTCAAGGAGCTCAAGCACTTGCTCGACATGGGGCACGAGTTCTTAGATCCACAGTTCGGGTCAGATGTTCGCGCTATGGTGCACGCTGATCAGGTGATGGGTGAGTCAGCCGTCGAGAACATTCCGTTCTACTGTGTGATGACATACGAGTCGCGTGGTAAGAATGTGTTCGATGTGGTCAAAGGTACGCAGGTCAACCCGTACAGTGCCGAGATCAACGAGCAGTACAACAGGTTCACCGAGGATATGTTGCCCGAGGAGATCACACGTAAACTTGCTGTACTGCAAATGCTAGACAGCGAAGACTTCGTGGACGGTGTGGGTGTCAGTGTGGGTGGTGGTATCTACTATGTCCTCGCCGATTGAAGGTTCAGTTGTTGAAGAAGTTTATCACATAGTTGATAACACGTTACCACCAGATGATAACATCTACCGCGTCGTGGTATACCCTAATACAAAAAGTGTCTTAGTCTCGTGTTTTGGTATGGAAGGTGTTGACGTGGCAGTGGAGGGAGCATACGATTCGGTGGACGAGTTACCTAAATGGATACAGCGCAAGCTGGCGGTACTCACTATGCTCAAGGTAGACGACAGTCTACTCGATACAGGTAGGCGCATAGATGAGGATACCTTCTGGGTGTATCGGTCTTAGTAGTGTGAGACGTTCGGGGAGCTTCGGCTCCCCTTTTTTGTGTCCGTAAAATGGTAGTCCGTGGACTACCAAGGAGAGAATCATGGCGATGACGCCCGAAGCAAAAGTGAAGAAGAAGGTAGTGGCACACCTGAAGACGTTAGGAGCTTATTACTTTTATCCGGTTACCGGGGGATACGGTAAGAGCGGTGTCCCTGACATCATTGGATGTTACAAAGGGTTGTTCTTTGGCATCGAATGTAAAGCAGGAAAAAATACGCCTACCCCATTGCAAGAAAAGAATCTGAATGATATAAAACTAAACCACGGCATAGCGTTAGTCATAAATGAAACCAACATCGACGATGTGCTGAGTGTCTTGGAGGAGAGGACAAATGGAATTTAATAAGTTTCCACCAGAGGCATACGCCGAGAATGGTTGGGTCATTGCGGGCGACGATCGTTACCGACTGCGTCCTGACGGGCTGACGTTTGAAGCGTTCACACCTGATGGATTCTTTGTGTATGGCCTGACCGATGCCGACGATGAGTCGATCGGGTTGCTGGCGCAAGCGAGTGAACAGGATGCCTACCACCCTGAGCTTGACGCAGACCTCGACCCCACCAGATTGTGACAACTGGTATCAATGTAGCGCCGGACCTTGCCGGTCGCGTATAGCTTTTTTAAAAACAAAGGAGAACAGCAATGACCAAAGCAAAGATGATTCGTGCTTATTTAAAGCAAGACCCCGACGCAAGCCCAAACACAGTTTCAAAGATGGTCGGTGTTTCGTATGGCTACGCATACAAGATTGTCAAAGAGGAGCAAGCGAAGCGGGCAACTGCTGAAGCTATAACTAAACACGTCGAAGAAACAACCGCCTCGTCAAAACCAAAACGCACCACAAGAAAACTGCGGGTGTGTTGGAAAAGACTCGTAAAGAAGTTTATGCGTCTTACAGGTCTTTACACGGAGACCAAGTAATGAACCTGATCACTCTCGATTTCGAGACGTACTACGATAGAGACTTTTCTCTGTCAAAGATGACGACCGAAGAATACATTCGTGCCCCGCGATTTGAAGTCATTGGTGTGGGTGTAAAGGTTAACAATGGAAGCACTGAATGGGCGAGTGGCACACATGAGGATATTAAGCGATACCTACACACCTTCGATTGGGCGGATAGTATGTTACTCGCTCATAACACTATGTTTGATGGCGCTATTCTTTCTTGGCTTTTTGATGTTCATCCTCGGGTTTACGCTGACACTCTTTGTATCGCCCGTGCTTTACATGGGGTTGATGCTGGCGGAAGTCTCAAGGCGTTATCTGAACGATATCAGATCGGCGTTAAGGGGACCGAGGTTCTAAACGCATTAGGTAAACGCCGTGCCGATTTCACCGCACAAGAGCTTTCGCAGTACGGTGACTACTGTATTAACGACGTCGAGCTGACCTACAAACTCTTTAACATCTTTATGCGCAAAGGGTTCCCCAAGCAGGAGCTACAGTTAATTGACTGCACGCTACGTATGTTTGTTGAACCAGTGTTGGATCTGGACATCGGCCTTCTCGAACAGCACCTCGAAGATACCAAGGAGCAGAAGGATCAGCTACTTGAGTCGGCGGGAGTGTCTAAAGAAGATCTCATGTCTAACCCGAAGTTTGCCGAAGTTCTTGAGGGGCTAGGTGTGAAGCCGCCCATGAAGATCAGTGCAACCACAGGTAAAGAAACTTATGCGTTCGCTAAATCTGATGAAGACTTCAAGGCGTTGTCTGACCACGAGGACGCACGTGTCCAAGCAGTGGTAGCCGCGAGGCTAGGTAACAAAAGTACCTTGGAAGAGACGCGCACGCAGAGGTTCATCGATATAGGTAAACGTGGCACGTTGCCCGTACCCGTACGTTATTACGCCGCACACACCGGACGCTGGGGTGGTGATGACAAGATCAATATGCAGAACCTACCTAGTCGTGGGCCAAACGGTAAGAAGTTAAAGAAAAGTATCTTAGCTCCCGAAGGTTTTACCCTCATTGATGCGGATAGTGCACAGATCGAGGCACGAGTGCTGGCATGGCTGGCAGAGCAGGACGATCTCACAGCGGCATTTGATGCAGGAGAAGACGTTTACGTAAAGATGGCTTCGCGGATTTATGGTTGCGACGAAGCGGACGTGACAAAAGATCAACGGTTTGTAGGTAAGACCACCATCCTCGGTGCGGGCTACGGTATGGGCGCAGTCAAGTTCCAAGCACAGCTAAAGAACTTTGGGTTTGAAGTGGAGCTTGATGAGGCTCGTCGCATCATAAACATTTATCGCGAGTCCAACTGGAAGATCAACCACTTGTGGCGCAACTGTCAGAACATGATTCGTTACATGACCAACGGTGACACTATGCAGGTAGGTAAGGCTGGTGTGTTGGAAGTGTTGGGATCGGAACGTGCTGTCAGATTACCGTCAGGGTTGTTGCTACGGTATAACGACTTATCAGCAGAACAAACCGAGAACGGGTTGGAGTACAGCTACAAGACCCGTCGAGGCCGAACTCGAATTTACGGCGGTAAGGCTACAGAGAACCTGTGCCAAGCAGTAGCGCGTTGCATAATTGGTGAGCAGATGCTACAAATTAGCAAGAGATACCGCGTTGTGTTAACAGTTCACGATTCGATTGTGGCCTGTGTACGTGACGAAGAGGTGGACGAAGCACAAGCGTACATCGAAGATTGTATGCGCCAAGTCCCAACATGGGCGGCAGGTTTACCTATCGACTGCGAGAGTGGTACAGGTAGGTCGTATGGAGATTGTGAGTGAGTATAGCGCCGTGGTCGTTTAGCAAGGCGAAAGCCTTTGAGCAGTGCCCTAAACAGTTCTATCACGAGAAGATTCTCCAAGAGTATCCGTTCGTCGAGACTGAAGCTATTCGCTACGGCAATGCGTTTCATACAGCCGCTGAGGAATACATCCGAGACGGTACTCCGCTCCCTAAAATGTTCGACTACGCGCAAGCTATGCTCGACTCACTCAACACCAAGAAAGGCGCGAAGCTGTGTGAAGAGAAGCTGGGTGTAACTGAGAACTTGTTACCGTGTAGCTTCTACGACAAAGAAGTGTGGTACCGAGGTATTGCTGACCTATTGATTATCAACGAAGAAGACGGGTTGGCATGGGTAATTGATTACAAGACAGGTAAGAGTGCGAAGTACGCTGACAAGGGACAGCTAGAGTTGATGGCGCTGTTGGTGTTCGCACACTACCCAAAGATTACGCACGTACGTGCTGGGTTGTTGTTCGTCGTGAGTAATGACCTAGTAAAAGATAGCTACGCCGATTCCGATGCGGGTATGCTGTGGACTAAGTGGACAAATATCTACTCGATTATGCAGATGGCTGAGAAACGTAACGTGTGGAATGCCCGACCGAGTGGGTTATGTAAGCGCCACTGTCCAGTAACAGTATGTGTACACAACGGGAGTAACTAATGGCACGTAACTACAAGAAAGAGTACAGGCTACAGCAGGCACGTGGCGAACACGAAGATCGTATGGAGCGTCAACGCGCCCGTCGTAAGATGGATAAGACAGGTAAAGATGCTAACAACAACGGTAAGGCTGATAAGCGCGAGGGTAAAGATGTAGCGCACAAGAAGCCGCTGTCACGTGGTGGGTCTAACAAGGACGGTGTGTCTGTACAAAGCCGAAGCCGCAACCGTGCAGATGGTGGTCGTTTGAGCCGTGGGCCACGGAGAAACAAGTAATGGCATTTCCTTTGGTTGTATGGGAGAGGACAAGGCTTCTCCTGATATCAGGTTATCGAGAGGACGAGGTGGCGTCTAACCTCGCTCTTGAGTTCGCTGATAACCTTGATGAGTTCCAACTAGAAGACCTACCCATGTTGGTACGGTCTGCAAATAGACAAATACAAATGATTAAAAGAAAAAATCACACGCCAGTAAAAGAGCGTCGTGTATATGGAGAACCCCGTGCAAGTGTTAAAGAACAAGGCTCTATTGCTACGATTACGAAACCCAAACAAAGTGACGACGGTGCTACCGAAAAGTCAGGAACTTTCGGGTAACCAAGTTGTTGTTAACTGGGGAGTAGACGAAGCACACACCCTAAAGAATCTAAATATTAACGTGCCCTCACCTATTGAAGGACGTTACGACTGGCCCGGCCAGTACAAGCCGTACGACCACCAGAAAGATACAGCCGCTTTCCTCACTATGAATCGGAGAGCTTTCTGCTTCAACGAGCAGGGCACAGGCAAAACTGCCTCGGCTATCTGGGCATCAGACTTCTTGATGAAGCAAAAGCAAATACAACGGGTACTTATAATATGTCCGCTATCCATCATGGATAGTGCATGGCGTAATGACTTGTTTAGTTTTGCTATGCACCGAACTGTGTCAGTTGCCTACGGCAGTAAGCAGAAACGTAAGAAGATCATTAACGAAGGGTCTGACTACGTTGTCATTAACTATGACGGTGTAGAGATCGTACTTGATGAGATCATGAACGGTGGGTTTGACTGCATCATCATTGATGAAGCGACACACTATAAGAACCCACAGACTAAACGATGGAAGACGCTGTTCAAGCTACTGAATGACAAGACGTGGCTCTGGATGATGACAGGTACACCCGCCGCGCAGTCGCCCCTCGATGCTTACGGGCTAGCCAAGATGGTAAACCCCACAGGTGTGCCGCGTTTCTTTAGTTCTTTCCGTGACATGGTGATGCACAAGGTCACGCAGTTTAAGTGGATGCCTAAAGAGAGCGCTACGCAAACAGTGTACGAAGCACTGCAACCCGCCATACGATTCACTAAAGAAGAGTGTCTGGATCTGCCGGAAATGGTGTACACCAAGCGCGAGGTGGAACTGACGCGCCAGCAGAACAAATACTACAACGACCTCAAACAGAGACTTGTTATACAGGCCGCAGGTGAAGAGATCACCGCCGCTAATGCCGCCATCATCATGAGTAAGCTCTTACAGATCGCATCCGGCGCAGTCTACACCGATGATGGAGAGGCACTAGAGTTTGATATCAAGCACCGATACAAGGTACTGCGAGAAGTTATTGATGAGAGCAGTAAGAAGGTGCTGGTGTTTGTGCCGTTCAAGCACGCTATAGACATTCTGACTAACAAACTACGAGCGGACGGCATAACGACTGAAGTCATACGTGGTGACGTGTCAGCGCCAAACAGAACAGCTATCTTCAAACAGTTTCAAGAACAAGACGATCCACGCGTTCTTGTTATCCAGCCGCAGTCAGCGGCGCACGGTGTCACCCTAACAGCCGCAAACACTGTGGTGTGGTGGGGACCAACCAGCTCCCTCGAAACTTACGCACAGGCCAACGCTCGCGTGCATCGATCAGGGCAAGACCACAAATGTACTGTCGTACAGTTGCAAGGATCGCCCGTAGAAAAGCGTGTTTACTCACTACTAGATAGTAGAATAGACGTACACACAAAAATGATCGATTTATACAAAGAACTGCTTGACTAGCTCATAACGTGTAAGTAAAGTGAAAAACCCGACACTTGTGTCGTGTGCGAAGGAGACTCAAATGAGTGAAGAAGCAGGGTTGGCTGAGAAGCTAACACGCGTTTACCTAAAGATCCGCGACGAGAAAGCCAAGCTATCTGCGGAGTATAAAGAGAAGGAGTCCAGCCTTAACCAACAAATGGATAAGGTGAAGACCGCCCTACTCGATTACTGCAAAGATCATGGTCTCGAAAGCGTCAAAACTTCTGAAGGACTCTTTTACCGTTCGGTAAAGACAAGGTACTGGACCAGCGACTGGGAGCAAATGCACAAGTTTGTGCTTGAGCATGAAGTTCCTGAGTTTATGGAAAAGCGCCTTAACCAAGCCAACGTGAAAGCGTTCCTCGAAGAGAACCCCGACATCGTACCTAAAGGTCTCAATGTCGATTCTGAATACACCATAGCAGTGAGGAAAAAATCATGAACGGTCCGTTTGTGCCAATTGAAGATCTGTCCAAGCACTTCTCTGTATCTGTATCTACGATCAGAGGCTGGGTGCGTAAGGGACACATTCCCAAGAACACCTACATAAAAGTAGGTAACACCTATCGGTTTTCTATTGCCGATGTATCTGAAGCCCTGACTCAACAGCACAACGATGTTGTTTCGTTTAACGAAGCACTGGGTGTTGATGTAGCTCAGATTACGGTTGATGGTCTAGAAGCTCAAGCAGAGGTTGATAAGTCTGATGAGCATTGGGCTGACATGTTTACCGCTCCTATTGACGATGATGTCTGATGGACCGGATTAGCCTAAGTGGAGGAGTGTTTCGCATCATCGAGGGTGGGAGACAGGTATCTACGGTAGAAGACACAATAAAATTTGTTGTGGTAAACGCCGCTAAGGTATCTCGTTCTTACTACGCCGGTGCATTCGATCCCAACACCCCATCACCACCTACGTGCTGGTCGGCGGATACAAACCAGCCATCGCCTGATGTGCCTGTGCATAACAGACAAGCATCTCGGTGTATGGATTGCCCCCAGAACATTAAGGGGTCAGGACAAGCTGGTGGACGTGCGTGTCGATTCGCACAGCGTTTAGCGGTTGTTTTAGAGGACGACCTGAGCAAGGTGTACCAACTACAACTACCAGCAACATCGGTATTTGGTAGAGCAGTAGAAGGTAAGATGCCAATGCAAGCCTATGCACAACATCTTTCTTCTCACAGCACACCTGTTATTTCTGTGACAACACGTTGTTCGTTTGATCAGGATAGCCCCGTGCCCAAGCTAGTCTTTCAAGCCTTCCGTGCCCTCAATGAAGAGGAGCTAGATCTCGTTGTCTCGTTAGCACAAAGCAATGAGGCCAACGAAGCGATTTCATTAAACCCGCCCCAACAAGGGCAACCCTTTGCAGAGGTAAGCGGTTTTGTTTACTCACCTGCGAATGCAAACCAAGGAGACTGATATGTCAACTGAGCAACATGTAATACCCAACGCGGTCGCAATCTACCCAAAGATTGATCGCCCCTACCGTTTTGATAACACCGAAAATAGATCGGTGCCATGCGATGCATTGGATGACGGTGCCGAATACACCCTACAGTTCAAGACTGATGAGGACACAGCACGTTCGCTATACGCTTACATGAAAGCGCTATACAACGAGCGTAAGAAGTCTAACTGGCCTGATATCAAGAACCCGTTCAAGAAAACGGACGATGGTATGTTCCAGTACAAGGCCAGCCTCAAGGGTGCGTACAACGGTGAGAAGACCAACAAGCCAGCACAGTACGATGCCAAGACGCAGAAGTTACCTGATGACTTCCAGTTAACAAGTGACAGCGTAATTAATATTGCTGTTGTTGGAGTTCCCTATAGCGCATCGATGGGTGCAGGGGTATCTTTAAGACTGCGCGGTGTGCAGGTAATAAAACTAGCAGAACGCCAATCTGTATCACCGTTTAGTGCTGTGGATGGTTTCGATGTAAGCGAGTCAAATCCGTTTGCACAAAGTGCTCCAGCACCGAAGGCTGATGACTTGGACGGGTTTGATGAACCTGCTCCAGCGGAACCCGCCATCGAGGAGCCAACCAAAGTTGTAAAGAAATCTGCTCCAGCACCCGCAGAGAATGAAGACCTCAGTGCAATTATCGACAACTGGGACGACTAAGTTACTCGTCACAATGGTAATTGAACCGCGTTACGGCAGGGCGGGGGACAAACGTCTCTGCCGTAACGTTGCAAGCAATGGGTGGGTACATGGAAACGAAAACATTTTTAGAGAGGGTACTTAGTAGCGAGGGGCACTATTGCATATTTGCGGCAAAATCGGCGGACGAGCGTAAGACACAAAAATTCTATAGCTCTATCGACGATGTTGTGGAAGCCGCAACGCAGTTTGACCAGCAGGGGTACGACGTATACTACGGGCTAGCAACGTTTCACGAAGCTAACTCCCGTAAAGTTGATAATGTAAAACATCTCCAGTCGTTCTTCCTCGACCTCGATTGTGGCCCGACAAAAGACTTTGCTTCGCAAGAAGAAGCAATCAAAGCGCTACGTAAGTTTTGTAGTGCCAACCAACTACCAACACCGACGATGGTTAACTCGGGGCGTGGCGTGCACGTCTATTGGTTTCTATCGGAACCGGTGTGCTATGAGGATTGGTTTCCCGTAGCAGAAAGACTGAAGCGCTTGTGTGCAAAACAGAACTTCTTAGCTGACCCTGCGGTAACCGCTGATGGTGCACGCGTGTTAAGAGTTCCTGACACACATAACTACAAGACTAATCCTCCGTCGGACGTAGGCTTTTTTGGCTTAGGTGAGCGATTTGAGATTGTCGTTTTTGACACATTCTCCGAATTGCTTGGCGGAGAAATGATACCAGTTCCGACTAAACACATACCCAAAGAGTTGAGCCAAACAATGCACAACCTGATGGGTAACCAAGAAAATGTGTTTAAAGATATCTTGGTGAAGACTCAACGTGGTGATGGCTGTGAGCAGTTGTACAACATCATCCGGCACCAAGAAGAAACAAGCGAACCTCTTTGGCGAGCGGGGTTATCTATCGCTAAGTTCTGTACGGATAGTGATAAGGCGATGCACATCATCTCCAAAAACCATCCCGAATACACGCCAGAAGATACTCAGGATAAGCTCAGGCAAATCAAAGGTCCGTACACGTGTGCGAAGTTTGATGAGTTCAACCCTGACGTTTGTCCTAACTGTCCACAGTGGGGGCAGATAAAATCGCCGATTGTGTTGGGTAAGCGGCTTAAGGAAGCTGAGGTGACCGACGAAGGTGTTTACGTCGAAGCCCCGGCACTCGAACTTCCTAACCAACCCAAAACGACTTATGAGATACCTAAGTTTCCTCCGCCCTACGTACGAGGCGTTAACGGCGGTGTCTATGTAAGGACGACTAACGAAGAAGGTGACACAGAAGAGAAGCGGCTGTACCACAACGATCTGTATGTCGTGAAGCGGGTGCACGATCCTGAAGTAGGCGAAGCCATAGTGATGCGTCTACATCTACCGATGGATGGGGTGCGTGAGTTCACACTACCTATGAGTGCCGTCACATCTACAGAAGAGTTCCGTAAGGCGCTATCTTCTAGGGGCGTCACCGTAAAAAAGATGGATGAGTTAATGACCTACACATTGCATTGGGTGGATGAGTTACAAGCCACCAGTACAGCAGATCAAGCGCACCGTCAGTTTGGCTGGGCAAACGATGAGATGGACGCGTTTATCTTGGGTAACCAGAAAGTTACTGCCACTAGCGTTGAGTTCAACCCGCCCTCTAACCAGACAGTCGGGCTGTTCCCAGCGTTTGAAGCTAAAGGAAGTTATCAGGAGTGGCGTGACAACCTAGAACTGTGGAACAACGAGAGGTTTGTACTGCAACAATTCGCTATCGGTATGGGATTCGGCAGTCCATTGATGGAGTTTATGAACACCAACTGCGGCACAGTCTCGTTCTATAACAAAGACTCAGGTGTAGGTAAGACGGCCTTGTTGTTAGCCGCGTCCGGTATCTGGGGTGACCCCGAACAGCTCGTGTTGCAGAAGGACGATACCTATAACTTCAAGATGAACCGTGCAGAGTTAATGCACAGCCTACCTACCGGCATCGACGAGATCACCAACATGTCTCCGAAGCAGATGTCAGAACTTGTTTACCAAGGCACTAGTGGGCAACAGCGTGGCCGCATGTCACAAAGCTCGAACGTCGAGCGGTATCGTGGCGACAGGTGGAGTCTCTTGATGATGTACACCGCCAACACCAGCGTTGTGGAGCGTATCAGCATGGCGAAAGCTATGCCGAAAGCAGAGGCCCAGCGGGTACTGGAGTGTCGTGTAGAGCGTATGTTCGACTCGGTGCAGGATAAAGAAGTTACTGACGCCTTCGAGAACGGCCTGTTAAATAACTACGGGCACGCGGGTATCATATACGTGCAGTACATAATGCGAAACGTAGACGCCTGTAGACAGCTCGTGCTGGACGTCCAGAAGCGCGTAGATAAGTTAGCTGAGTTGACCTCGGAGAACCGCTTCTGGTCAGCAACTATAGCCGCCACCATATCCGGCTTACTCATAGCTAAGAAGGCTGGGCTACATGACTTTGACGTGCAGAAAGTCTTTAACTGGGCAGTGACTGATCTCGTTACGCAGAACAAGCGCAACATGACAGAGATGGGTGGCAGTGTGTATGACGTGCTGGATGACTTCTTCAGCGAGAACATTAGCTACATCTTGCAGATAAAGAGCACGGCAGATAACAGAGGTACACACGATAACGGGTTAGACCAGCATGTAATACCTGAACAGGTGGCACGTGGACGTCTCATTGCTCGGTACGAAACAGACACTAAGATGTTTTATGTTAAGCCGAAACCGTTGAAGGAGTGGTGTGGTGAGTTGCAGATTAACTACGCCCACCTAGTCAGTGAGATCATGACTAAGTGCAACGGTAAGCGTAAGAAGGTACGCCTGACAAAGGGCACAAACCTTCAGCTCCCCGCATCAGATGTGATTGCCATGAAGTTTGACATGGAACCTGACGATGAAAATCTTGAGGACATATGAGATCGCACCTGACGGGGTGCGTATAACAATCAACTGGGACAACATGCACATTGGCACGTCAATATTTGTGCCTTCTATCAACACAGAAGCGGCTACTCAAGAAGTTATGAAGATCTGCACCGAAAAAGGGTGGGAAGTAGAGAGTCGTTTACGCATCGAAGGAGGGTGTCTAGGGGTACGATTTTGGCGTAAAATGTGATAGCGTGTTTACGACAGTTAGTGTTTGTGTACCCCTTACGCTTCTGTCGTTCTCCTCGCCCTACTTGACGGCTTCGAAAAGTATGTGGCTTTACCCCCTTTGGTCCCCCGAAGGGGGTTTTTTAATCTGGCAACCCAATAAAACCATTACGCTCTGCTTCGAGTTGAGCGCTCATTACATCACGCATGTTGGGAGATAAAGCCACACCGTTGTGCATTTGCGAAGATGTTTTCATGTGTTGCCGCATAGAGCGTTTAATTGAATCTGGCGTTATCTTAAAGCTAGGATGGTTGCGGTTGTGCTCCCTTATCTTTTGCTTGATATCTATTAAGGTAGAAAAGTCACCCTGCCGGTGCGCTAGATAATACTGCTTACGTAGCTTAGACATTTTACGAGACAGCGCGTTATCGATTCGTTTAATGCGCTGGTTATCTTCTTGAATCCGCGTGTACTCTGACGGTGCAAATCCAAAGAACTGCCCTACCATCTCACCGCCAGTAATATCATCGTAGATAGCATCACCACGTCGAGAGTAGACACCTCCATCTTCTTGGTAGCGATCTAACACTTTGTACGCATTAGAAATGCCCACTGGTAGTATACTCTCCAACCCGCGTTGGAATTCACCTTCAAGGATATCGTCTTTTCCTCGCATCACTCGTTTAAATACGCTCCATGCGGGACCACCTGCGTAGTACATGAACGTTTCTTCTAACGATGGATCATTATTGTATCGATTAGTCTGTAGTAGCAGACCTGTTAGGCGAATACGAGAAGCAACATCTATACCTACTCCAGCTTCACTAAGTGCCTCATTAACCGCACCTTTGTACCAACCTTCACCTACATAGTTACGTACTTTTGTGTTGAAGTCGTCGTCTTCATCAGACGCGAATAAATCGTGCGCCAACTGGATTGCTCCGTACAAAGGTACACCATGAATACCCGAGAAAAATACTGAAGAGCCAAGTAACCCAAAGGCTTGGTTACGCGCAATTTTTATACGTTGCTTTATTTCTGCATCAGGTACGCCTTGTTCTTTTAGTATGTTGTTGTATACCCCGAATGCAGTAGCACCTACGTTAAACATCGTAGTGTACATACGCATACCGTACGTTTTATACATGCCAGCAACGCGCCCTATGTTTGCTCTCACTACAGGGGGCGCTGTTTCTAGTGTAGATCCACCATTAAGCTGGTGCGTTTCTCTGAAAGCGTTTTCTATAAGTGTATCGGCATCAACACGTTTACCTGTTTTTGCCGCCTCTTGTTTAGCTAAGTCATAACTCATCAACATAGAAACTTGTCTGTTGAATCGTTCAGCTTGGTTAAACATCATGGCGGATATAGCGGTACCCGTATCTAAGCCAGACAACAATTTTGCTCCCATCGTGTCGTTACGTTGAGCACGAGCACCTTCTAGCAAGCCGATTGCATCTGCAATAAAAGATCTATTTAAATGCCCACGTTCTGACGCACGCTTTACTAGCGGCGCGAACTCCTTTAATTCTTTTATGTGGTCTGGTGTTAGATCTAAGTCTTCTCGCACAACAAAATCATCGCCTACACGTTTGTAGTACGCGTCTATGCCGTATGCGGGAGAAAACTTATCCGCCAAATCAGTGGCTTTCTCAGCAAAATACTTCCCTGATAACTTAGAAAAGTCCATTGTTTCGGGGCGGTGATTACGGGCACTCATAACAATACGCATGGCACGGTACATAGCCTGTAACGTAGGCCTTACGCCATACTTAGCCATCATCATTGGCATGACAACCATAGGAATCTGCGCGGTCTGCACAATGGCCGAAGCTGTGTTAAAACCAATAGTGCCAACAAATGCTAGCTGGTTAGCAACACGCACGAACCCTTCGATTTCTTTATATTTAGCACCTGACATGGCGAACTTAATTCGCCCTTGCAAGTCGTCAATTGACTGAGTAAGTTTCCATTCTTCTCTCGGGTCAAATTTTTCAAGCTCTGTCCTACCTACTTTGTCTAGATCAGACAGGACATTCTGCATAATGCCTGAGAATTTAAGTTTTTCTACCTGATTACCTAAGTCAAATCCCTTGGTTTTGATGGCGTAGAGGGCATCGCTTTCGTGCCCTGCCGTATTCTTACGTGATTGTAGTGAACGTGCTAATGACGACTCTGGTAGAGTGCTAACCACCATTCGTAAGAAGGCTTCTTGTACGTCTTCGTTTACGTTTTTACCCGCCATCATCTTTAAAGTTTGATTGACGAACGACGTTGAAGGCGCTTCTTTGGCGTAGTTAACAAATGACTCGTTATCAGAAGAACGCACCAACTCCATGTCGGGGTTACTTTCTATCTCACGAAGTTGTGCCAACCAGTCGCTTCGGTTTTGGTGCATCTCAAATACAAAATTGTCCTGTCCTTTAGGCGTCTTGCCCGGCTTGTAACGGAAACCTATCTTGTATTTACCTTCACGAATCAGTGGGAAGTAAACATCCATCCCCTTTTTATCGAATAGTTTCTTTTCGAACTCGGTCTTTAATTTAGCAATGGTTTCTGTATCGCCATCAGCCATAGTCTCAATACGACTAAATATAACTTCTTTTAATTCGCTGAACTGCTTACGATAAAACGCCTGCATGTCTTTGTAGACTTTATGTCCTTTAGGATCTAGTTGACCTAACTCTTTCCAGCGTTTTTGGTTTTCTTGCCAAATTTCCCACAAGTTGTTTCCATCATCATCAGGCTCACCTTTGTACTTCTTCTCTGCCTCTGCACGGGTCAATGTCGGGTCTACTTGGAAGATGGTAGCGCCGTACTCACGACTATAGATGATGTCATTAAATAGTTTCGTAGCTTCAGGAGTTGCGTTGTCAAACCATCGTTCTATAGGCTTGATTGCCTCACGTGTAGAATCAATCCTTCGTGCTGTAGACCCTCGCATCTCCTCCATCGCAACAAGTGTTTTTTGTGCTACTGCACCTAGCTTTGCGTTAGTGGCTCTTGCCGCATCTACAAACCCGCTCATATCTAAAAACTTTAGAGGGATGCTTCCGTACTCTTTACCTAAACCAGCTACTGTATCTACAAACGACTGCCCAAACTCTTCACGACCTTCTTTGGTGAGTGGTTTCCCAACAGTTTTTTGTATGCGCCCTAGTACACGCATGTCATCCTGCACACCGTCATGAGTGCTTTCCATAGCAAGTATGTTTGCATCTCGGAACTCAGGTGCAGGAGCAATGATCTCGTTAATTAGCGCGTCAACCTTAGTCATAGCGGAGTCTACGCTCTTTGCATCTCGACCAATCAAACGTCGTAGGAAGTTACCCACGCTGTTTAAGAACCGTTGTAACGCGTTAATGTTTGATCCGTCAGGATTGATACTCGCAAGTTCTGCACGGAATTGCCGATTAGACTGCGCTTCTGCCACAAACTCGTCGAGGTTCTTGGTGCCATACGCTGTACCAAGCATGTCCTTAACGTCGTTGTAAAGCGTGTTAAGTTGTTTGGTTAGTGGGTGCGAAGGTTTAGCTAACGTTGCCGAAGTCAATGCGTGGCCGACCTCGTGCAGTAACGTGTGTTGTCTAATTCCGTTAGCTGTGTTCAAGCGAATCGTGTTGGTCTTAGGGTCAAACGAACCCGCAAGGCTGTCCTTGGCAGTAGATGAGAATAGCTCGACTTTCGTATCGCCAATGTTTTCGGCAAAGGCACGGGCAAAACGTGCAACATCTTTATCGGGCGAAGCCGCTACAATTCGCAGTGCTCCTGCAATGTCTCCATCGTTCAATGCGGCAACGGCGGCGGGGTGAATTTCCATACCCAATACAACGTCTCTTGTACGAAGTTCGTAGGGCATGTCCTCGTTAAACTCATCGATAGCGGCCATAAGGCGCTTGGCACGTCTACGCTCGGCGGGAGTCATAAACGGATCATCTTGCGCGTATGTTTCTAGTTCTGCTTTTGCACGCGCTCTCTGCGTACTAGCAAGTTTTTTCGCTTCGTCTGCTTCACGTTGTTTGACAACTATATCTTCGCCAGCACGCTTTGCAGTAAGTCGGATATCCTGCATCTCAAGCTGTGCACGACGTTTTTTCATCCACAGTTGTGTGTTTTTACTTAGATTTTTTTCTGCCCATGCAACGACACGACCTGCGGGAGATCTTCCATCAGGACTTTTCGCATCGATCGTAGCACCTGTGTTCGCAAAAAACTTTTTGTCTGCTTCGGATCGACCTGTCTGCTCTTTGTCTATTGAAGTATCAACAACCAAGTCGTAAATAGCGGCGTCTAGTCCGTCAATGATACGTTCACGTCGTCCCAAGTAAGCCTCAATCGCCTTGTCTTCTACATTGTTTTTAGTGCCTACTTTTAGTTTATTGGCGACTATCTTGTTGTCGTTATCAGTTACAGGATCTGCATCATCTGAAATTGTGTTGGTGTTCGACGACGAATACCGTTTGAACGTAGATTCGTCTTTGAGATCTTTTTTCAATGATTCGAGACGTGCACGAACCTCGGGATCATCACCCAACTTAGCTCTTTTAGGCGCTTCTTTCTTAGGCGTTGATTTAGCCTTTACTTTCTTTTTCTGTTCTGCCGGGGCCGCAGTAGTCTTAGCTTTCTGAGTAACTTGTTTACCTGTGGTAGCTTTCTCCCCCGGTTTAGTACCCGTAGGAGTTTCTAGTGTAGGTTGTTCAGCAACCGCTCCTCGTACAGGCTCTCCAACGCCTCTTCCAGTGTCTGCCACTCCTGTTCCTTCAGGTGCGATAGCGCCGGTGGTATCTGGCTGTGCAGGAGGTACTGCTCGCTCTGCCCCCACATCTGGTACAGCAGTTGGAATGCTAGCTCCACTTGGAACTTGCTGAGGTTCTGCAACTCCTGCATCTGGAACTCCTGTCTTAGGTACTCTAGGGCCGGTCTTCGCAAATAAATCGGTTTGTTTTTCGGATGTTCCATCTAATAATCGTGCCACATTTGCACGGGCTTGTTCACTAACCTTTTTACTCTTAGTTAAATTACGTAACCGTCGTTGTGTTTCAGGCTTGTTAACATCTTTATCAACCAAGACAGACTGCATACTCGGAGCTATACCCAGCGTATCTAACCGTTCTTTTGTAAGTACGTCCGCTTGCGGTGCAGGTTCTTGTGTCTTAAGTGCAGGTTCTTTGAAAGGCTCACGAGTACGGCGCGGAATACCACCACGCGGTCCTATTAAAGGTTGTTCTATCTGCTTCCGTTCGGCTCGGGGTTCTTCAAGCCGCATCTCTTGTTGTTCTGGAGCAGGTGTTGGCTTAGGCATAAGCCGCTCTGATTCAGGCGTTACTTTCTGACGCTTGATTGTAGGCACTTCAGAAGAAACTTCTTGCACGCTACCATCGGGCATACGTACTTCAGTCGTACCTTTCACTCTACGACGCCCAAACATGTCACGCTGTACTTCAGTATCTTGCTCAAAACCGGGCAGTACAGGTTGCTCTTCTATTTGGTCGTCACGTAAACCTAGTCTTCTTGCCGCTCTTCTATCTTGGCGCTCTTTACGATCTACTTTTGCTTGTTCAGTTTGTCGTTCAGCGGTAAACGCGTCGATCTGTTCGTCTTGCGCTCGTACCCTTGCGCGTTCTTCTGGCGACATATCAGCGGTTAGTCTTTCGTCGAGTAACTCAGTAGGTACCCGAGCAGAGCCTCTACGCTCCCTATCTAAAATAGCTTCTTGTCTTTTTTGTTGTTCTTGCTGTACAGCGGCTTCACGTGCTTCACGTTCTTTACGCCTAGCTTCTTCTACTATCTGCGCCGGAACTTCCTGCACACTGCCATCAGGCATACGCACTTGCACTAATTCGTCAGGGCGAGCGGGTGCGGGCAAGCCTAATAACTGCTGTTCTTCTACAATTTCTTCTTCGGTTGCAGGTGATTCTTCAGTTGCCGGTGCACCACGAGATTTACCTCGTGTAAACAACTCAACAATACCTTGCAGGATTGCACCTGATCCTGCGCCGATTGCACCCTCTTCAAGGACACCTGCGTCTATAAGCTCGCGCTCAACGTTATAACCACGCTCGTTAAGGTTCTGAAGAATACCTGCGGCGGCTTCTTGTATACCTTCTCCGACTCCTGTCCTTCCGGTCCTACCCAAAGCTGTTTTTGGCTCTTGAAAAAGCCTACGTATGGTACTTACGTTTTCCTTAACTTCTTCTCCGCCTTTGGCGAATAACTCACCAATTTTAGGTAGGCGTCTGAATATTCGAGTAAGAGGAACTACTTCTAAAGATCCTATGGCGGCACCGCGTAGAGTAGCTGTACCACGTTCTTCTTCAGTGGCACCAGCGGCACGAGCACGTTCACTCGCTTCACCAGCACCAGCACCGATACCTAACGCGGCGGCACCACCAAGACCGAGTGCACCAGCAACTGGAGCCGAAACCGGTGCGGCGGCGGCAAGTAGTGCAGGGGCGGCAATACCAGCAATCGAGCCAAGGCCAGACGCTAGCTTATACGAGATAGAATCGGGGTCACCCCCTTCAGGTCGAACGCCACTTGCGAAGTCTTGAATTCTCTTACGTGCGGCGAGTTCTTCCTCTTCCTCAAGAAGAGAAGCGGCACCGAGTGCGGCTAGTTCACCTGTACCTACAGCACCTGCACCAAGGCCAGCCCCAATGTTTTCTAGGAGGCCGGGTTTGCTATACCTAAAGTTAGAGGCACCTTTTAGGGATTCTAAATACCTACGTCGTACATCTTCAGAACTTGTTTTCTCAGATCGTTGTGTTCCACCTGCTTGCCTGAGCGCCGTTTCAAGTATCTGAATATCTTCAGTGTCACCGTCACGCCGAGCAATTTCATACGCACGTTGTAGTTGTTCTATAGTTGCCATAATGCGTGCTCGTTATGGGTTATAAGGTTGTAAGTATTCGGGCGTTCCTTTTCGTAGTTGTCTTTGCACCGCGTCATTTACTTGTTGTCCGCTTGTACCTGAACTTACACCTAACGTAGATTGTATTTGAGAACCTAACTGGTTGATTGTATTTGTTAAACTCTGGCGTAGGTCGTACATTCTAGGATGCGCTATGATAAATTCCTGTCTAACACGCTCAATCTCTACCACACGACGCTCACGTAAACTTTTCAATCTGTCTTGGTCGGGGTTAGATCTTTTTAATTCTTGAGCTATTTCTTTATCTATCCTTCCAACTCCCGGATCAGCTTGTATCGCTTCGGCTTGCAGGGTGTTAAATTGCTCTGACACCGCTTCTAGGTCGTCACGTGCGTCGTTTTGTACATCCCTTAACACGTCACCACGATCAATACGTGCCTGTATTCTGTTTTGTGCTTGCTCTGCAAGGAGTTCAATTTCTGATATTTTTCGCTCGTAATTAGCGATATTAACCGACATCTTGTTAGTAGCATCGGTTCTACGAGCGGCGAGTTCTGCTTCATCGTATTGCGATAACGTCTGCATTGCGTTGTTGATGATGTTGGCTTGGCGTGTTGTCGCTGTATCACCTCTAGCCTGAGCCGATTGAATAAGTGTAGTGTTGGCGTTCTGTATTTCTGCAACCATCTCGTTGCGTTTGATCTGCCGTGCACGAACACCACGTTCTTGAGCACGTCCTAAGTTCATAGAAGCCGCGCCAGCGCCAGCTAATGTAGAACTACCACGACCTGCGGCACCCAGTAAGAACGCTTTCAAACGATCACGTCGGAACTTATCAGGATCAGTCTGAGCTCTATCAATATCCTCAAGCGCCTTCAAACCTGCTCGTCGTTCTGCGTCTTTAGCTTTGATACCCAACTGTTCATACGCCGTATCATAGGCTTTTTTACCCACTTCTTCAGGCGACTTCAGCGATTCTGGATCCATACCAAAACGTTTTAGGCGCTCTATACCTACAACGTCTGTACCGGTTCTATCTACAGGTGTGTACTCGACCGGATCTACTTCCTTAAGAGCAGTTTCGAGGTCAAATCCTTGTGGTTTAGCGGGTGCCGTATCACCTCCGCTTGGCGCACCGCCTGTACCTGCTGGTACATTCTGTTGGCCTCTAAATATAAGCGGTGTATCACTTGGCACATCTTTCGGTTCGGGTTTAGGTTGATCTGCTACTGCCGCGATGCCTTCGGCACGAGGTGGCTGTACTTGAGACGTACCAGTAGTTCCTTTCGTAACTGCCGTAATGCCTTGAGGCGACTTACCAGAGCCAAATTGCCCTTCTAGTGACGTCATTCCGGGGCCATACTCGTCGTACATGCTCATCTCATTTTGAGACAACGGAGTACCTGCAAGGTATTTTTCTCTGATCTTATCTAATGAACCTTGCCGCATGTATTCAAGCATACTGGGCGCTGTTTCTGCCGCAGGTAAAACTACAAGACTGCCATCAGGGTTTAATTGGCGTCTAACTCCATCTACTTCTGTAAACTTAGGTGCGACTTTTTTAGCAGTAGTCTTATCTTCTTTGGGGCGGCGCGTTTCTGTCGGTCCTAATAATTGAGAGTAATCAGTTACATCTATTTTGGCACCGGGGCTTACAGGCTCTGCTTCTTTAGAACTAGGTTTATCTATCGCCTGTACAGGTTGTGCTCGTTCTCGCTGTCCCGTAACAACGACCTCTTCCATTGGTCCGGCAGGTGCTGTTGCTAGCCTTTTACTACGAACTTGTTGAATAATTTGATCAGCGGCTTGCGGAAGTAGCCCAAGTTTTTTTACTTCTTCTCTGATTTGTTCATCAGTAAGATTTTGATCTATAAGGTATTGAATCTGTTCTTCTTGTGTTCTTGGAGGTTTGACTAAATTACCTTCTTGGAAAGCAACAATACCACCTGCCTGCATACGTTGAGGCTGTTGAGGACGTTGTCCTTGTTGAGGCATCAAAGCGCCTAGACCTTGCGGTGCAGGGCGACGTTGCGCCATCTGCTGTCGATTCTTTGCTGTTTGGAGTACACCACCAAGCTGTTGAGCTACATCCTGTGCTGTACGACCAAATACCTCTTGCTCACGCTGTTGCTTGATCGTGGCAGGGTTAGTCTGCATAGCCATCGCAATGTTTCTGCGCTCTTCATCCATACCCTTTTTAATTTTTTGTAGAGCAAGCAGGTCTACAAGGTCTTTCGACATTGAATACTTTTTTTGTAACGCTTGAGGATTACTGCTGTAGGCATTAACGCGCGAGTTAATTTCTCTATCGATAGACACTTATTCGCCCTCTTTCTTTTCTTCGCCGCCAAAACCTAACAATTCTAAAAACTCTAATATGCCGCCTGCACCACCCATGAGATTACTCGCAGTGCTAGGTTGAGCATAGGAAATTTGTTGAGCTTCGAGCGGCAAACCCTGAAGAAGCGACTGCATGTACTGCACCTGCTTGTATGGGAAGTCTCGCTCTTCTTCAAACTGCAAGCGATCAGCCATAACGCCTTCTTGTTCGATGGCACGTTGAATATCTCCACCACGCTGTTGTGCGGCAAGCGCCTCAAGACCGTATCGATTTGCGTACTCTTGTGCTTGCTGACCTGCCCGCTGTTCGATATTAAACTGATCTCGCCCGCGCTCGAATGCGTCAGCATAGGCTTTACCTGTAGCCCCGGTCATTTTATCGAGCATAGCGCGTGTTAACTCAGTATCAGCCAACTGTTGCCTAGAACCTCCAAATGCACCCGCACGAGTAAGTTTACCCGCCTGCGCTTGACGTGAAATATCAGTTTGTCGGCGTAGTTCGTCTAATTGTGGGTTAAGTACGCCCTGAATATAGGGGTTAATGTACTGGTCCATGGTGCCTTGGTCCGTAAACGAACCGGGCGTGAACGCACCCATCGTGTCGGGAGCCGCTAGGCCAGCAAGTCCTTGAAAGGCTTGTTGTTGTAGCCCAGACTCACCTGCTGTAAGTGGTCCTTCGTAGGCATAATAAGGTTGATCTGCCAGTGCCGCACCGCGACCAAGCATGTCGGTGACGTAAGGACCGGCGTACTGCGCTAAAGCATCAGAACTACCTGTCATTTGCCCTACCATAGGGTCGTCAATATTGATATCGCCTTCAGCCATGTGTCACCTCACGCGGGGAGCATGTTACGGGCGGCTATTTCTTTGCCCTGTTCTTTGTTACCTGTACGCTCTTTGCGTACACGCGCCATCATCTGTTCTAGGACTTTCGCTCCTGCATCGGAGTTGCCGTTTCCTAAGTGACTGACAACATCCGCAGGGATAACAAACTCGCCGTCACTAAGTGCCGCAGGTTGCTTGCCATCAATAGTAGCAGGTACCTTGTCTGCCATGCCATCGGTATTGCCGTTTAAATACGTGCCTTTTTTGAGTGCAGTAATGCCGCCACGTGCGTATGAACCATCCTGACCGGGCGGAAGTTGACCTACTGGATCATCTGTTGGTTCTGGTTCTGGCTCTGGTTGCGGGGGTGTGTAGTTGTTCGTAGGCATTGGTCCAGCCATCAACGGTAAAGCACCGCTACGTTTTGCACGCTCTTCTCTAGCAAGATTACTTAGATTACGACGCAACAAGTCAGAAGACTGTTGATCTTGGCGCGTTCGAGCGGCGGCTATACCTGTACTATCTATGGCCTTATCTTCTCCCATATCTCTCCCAGTAGACGCGTACTCGATATCAGTAAAGTAACGACGTCCACCACTTCCGGGGCGACGATTAGGATCATACATTAACGGCAATACACGTCCTGTACTTCCTACGTCTCCTGCCGGTGTACCCATTGGCCTAACTGTCTGGTTAATTTGTTCTATACCGGTAGCAACGGGCACTTGCCTACGCATCGCTTGGTATTCGGGGATACCTCCTGCGTAACCAGTCTGCGGTATTTTTGGATCCATGAGGCCGGATTGATTGAGTGCATAGCTACCTAGCAATGAAGCTATCCCACGACCACTATCAGTGTCGGTGAAGTAATCTAAAAGATTACCAAGAAACCCTCGGTCACCGCCTGCCATGTCGAGGATGTCGTCCATATCGATGATGTCATCGTCATCCCCAAACATACTGTCAAAAAAGTCGGAAAAAAGGCCCATTAATCATCTCCAATTAGTCGTAACAACTTATCAGTTGTATCCTCAACTTGTCCACCTTCTGCGTACCCTTGAGCAATATCTGACAGGATATTAATTGTCTCATCAATTAGGTCAGTATCTAAGTCTATAAGACCACCTTCCTCGAACTGCCTTTCACCAAAAGGAGACAAGAACTGTGCTTCCTGCTCAGGGTTTGCAAAGATACTTGCAAAATCGTACAGGTAATCGATATCGGCAAGGTTGCCAGTAGGCTTTATATCTACTCGTTGTAACCCTATTTGAGGGCCAAATCCGAAGCCTCTGCCATCTCCATCTCCATCTCCGTCACCATCTCCATCTCCATCTCCGTCACCGTCACCGTCGCCATCTCCGTCGCCGTCTCCAGTGCCAGTCCCATCACCATCATCCCCGTCGCCACCAGAACCGTCACCGCCAGTATCACCAACGCCATCACCATCAGTACCATCTCCATCTCCAGCACCTCCATCGCCAACACCGGTTCCATCTCCGTCGTCACCAACATCATCGCCAGTACCATCGCCAGTACCATCGCCAGTGTCGTCGCCGTCTCCAGTACCATCTCCAGTACCATCTCCAGCACCGTCATCCGCATCGTCTACAGGATCTGTGTCATCTACAGGATCTGTGTCATCTACTGGATCTGTATCGTCTACTGGATCTGTATCGTCTACTGGATCTGTATCGTCTACTGGATCTGTGTCATCTACAGGATCTGTGTCATCTACAGGATCTGTGTCATCTACAGGATCTGTGTCATCTACAGGATCTGTGTCATCTACAGGATCTGTATCGTCTACTGGATCTGTATCGTCTACTGGATCTGTATCGTCTACTGGATCTGTATCGTCTACTGGATCTGTATCGTCTACTGGATCTGTATCGTCTACTGGATCTGTATCGTCTACTGGATCAACCGGAGGTTCTGGTTCAGGTTCTACCGGAGGTTCTGGTTCAGGTTCTACCGGAGGTTCTGGTTCAGGTTCTACCGGAGGTTCTGGTTCAGGTTCTACCGGAGGTTCTGGTTCAGGTTCTACCGGAGGTTCTGGTGCAGGCTCTTCTCTGAAGGGATCTTCAGATTCAATATCTGCTTCATAGGCATCGACAATTTCGCCCGTTTCAATGTTACGCACCTGCCATATTGGTAGATACCCACCCAGCATACGGAACGCGACTACTTCCCACTCAGGATTTAGCTCTTCAAAAAGCTCTTCCCTAGTAGGTGGTGCTGGCTCAGGTTCTGGCTCAGGCGGAGGTTCAGGCACCTCTTCCTCTTCGTCGTCCTCATCCGGCTCAGGCTCAGGCTCAGGTTCTGGCTCTGGCTCGGGTTCGGGCGGAGGCTCTTCCTCTTCCTCATCATCTTCATCCGGCTCTGGCTCTGGTTCTGGTTCTGGCTCAGGCGGAGGTTCTTCCTCTTCGTCGTCCTCATCAGGTTCAGGTTCAGGTTCTGGCTCTGGTTCTGGTTCTGGCTCAGACTCTTCCTCATCATCTTCATCCGGCTCTGGCTCTGGTTCTGGTTCTGGCTCAGGCTCAGGCTCAGGTTCAGGCTCAGGCTCAGGTTCTGGCTCAGGTTCAGGTTCTGGCTCAGGCTCTGGTTCAGGCTCAGGTTCTGGCTCGGGTTCTGGTTCAGGTTCAGGTTCTGGCTCAGGCTCAGGTTCTGGCTCAGGCTCTGGTTCAGGCTCAGGTTCAGGCTCAGGTTCTGGTTCAGGTTCTGGCTCAGGTTCAGGTTCTGGTTCAGGTTCTGGTTCTGGTTCTGGTTCAGGTTCGGGTTCTGGCTCAGGTTCGGGTTCTGGCTCAGGTTGTGGCTGAGGTTCAGGTTCGGGTTCTGGCTCAGGTTGTGGCTGAGGTTCAGGTTCGGGTTCTGGCTCAGGTTGTGGCTGAGGTTCAGGTTCGGGTTCTGGCTCAGGTTGTGGCTGAGGTTCAGGTTCGGGTTCTGGCT